ATGTTAGATTTCTTATCATTCTTTATACACTTCCATATACATTATCGTGATATTATGAATTTCATCAATTATATATTGTCCGTATTTGAAATCATAAACTCCTCCTTCTCGTCGGATTTTCTCGATTTTTTCTTTTTCGTTAGATAGAAATTCCATAAATTTGATTTTCTTTTGTTCAATTCCATTTTTAGTTCGATTTCTTCACTCATTCTTCACACCTCTTTCTTAATTGAAGATATGATAAGCTAATATTATAATAGCTAAACTGTTTATAGTCGTGAATACCAACAATCGTCTAATCGCAATCTATTTCTTCATCGCTCAACTTCATTATTTCTCGCTAACCTTCCTCTGTGCCTTTTTACTTTAAACAATATTTGCTGATACTTTCCATGAGATTTCCGATAAATATCAATAAACTCACGTGTTTCATGGATATATGTAACATTTAAGGAAGAAAGTAGAGGAAAATCTATCTCTTCACCATTTAGTTGTTTCTTCATTATTACCATCTCTCTTCTACATTTTCCACATCTGTAACGAATCCTAATGTTACATTCCCATTGCATATCTCGTACCAACCATCACTCCCATGTACATGACTGACATCATATAGCAAAGTAATATTATTAAGAGCATCAATATTTTCACTACTACCTCCAACATACAATACGTGGTTTTTTCGATTAAGTCTAATAGTTCTCATTCTTTACACCTCCTCTAATTTCATTCCCACTTCTGAAAGACCACATACAAGGCTGTACTCACAGTCTCCACAAAATCTGTTCTTTCTCTTCTCATTTACACCCTGTTTTATCTGATCCAAAATAATTTGAGCCATACCCTTGCCTTTCATCAAATCCTTAGCAGTCAAATTATGTTCAACACCATTTAAACTATGAAAAAACATTACTTTGTCTGCTTTGGAAAGTAGCTTATAGATATATCCCTGGATTAAAAAATCGTCTTTCCACTTACCAGTCTTCCAATCCACTACAATTATCTTATCTTCTTTATCCTGAAATATGGCATCTATAAACCCTTTTAAACCATTGTTAACAATCCTTTTTTCTACACCTAAGACTTTCCACTCGTTCTTAATCCTGTCTTCCTCAAAATCCTCAAAATTTCTGAGATGCGTTGTATAGCCCTTGTTAATGTTCTCAATACCAAGAATAGGCGTTTGTTCACCTATGACATCACTCAAAGTAGGATGAATATTATCAATCTCAAACTCCTTGGTTTGCATAACCTTAATATAGTATTCTTGTATGAGCTTATGCAAGTTTCTTCCGAAAAATGCGTAGATATTGTCTTTCTGTGGTAAAGGTATTATTTTTGGGTCTTTACTGCACCAAAATTTGTAAGGGCAAGTTTGAAAAGTTAAAAAACTTGACGGAGAAAGTGGTAGTATGTTTATCATTTTAATTTTATATTTAATCCTTGTGCAGTACAAATACTCATAGCTTCTTCTTTACTAAATCCCTCTGATATAAGAGCAAGATACATTTTTCTATACCCCTTTGCTAAGCGCTCATAAATCGTACTATCATTCATTTCTTTAAGTATTTCTAACATTTCTTCTAACATTTTATTCACCTCCTTTAAAATGTGTTATTGCCATAACACTTGCAAGAAAACCACTTATTTGTACAAGAGGCGATGTTTGTAACTTTAATGCTCTTTCTGTATCCGCTAACCGCTGATATACCTGAAACTTGTACAAAGAAGCTATATCAAGGTCTTTCACTTCAGCATAAAACATTTCTATAATTTCCGAGCTATTCATTGTAGGTTGTTGAATTAACCAGCTCTCCAGCTTCATAAGAGACTCAGACCAGTCTCCTGAAATACTCGCCTGAAATATCTCTTTTATTTGATTAACTTCTGCATTTTTTTTCTGGATATATTGAAGTAGTGACTCTTTAGAATGTGAATAAGAATCTATTACATCAAGTAGCTTCCTTGCATCTCCTTGTGAATGTGTAACCAAAGCATTAACAATCTGTTTTATCTCTTCCTTACTGCTAAATTTCAATCCTTCACGCTTTAAAACGCGATAAGCTATTGTTGTTAATGCTTCTTTGCTAAGCGGTTTGAAGTAGAAATTCGTGCATCTTGAACTGATAGCATCAATAATTTTCCACGGTCTGTTCACAGTCAAAATAAGCCGGTTGTTAGTTCTTTGTAACGCCTGCTCCATAGGTCGTCTGAGAGCAGCTTGTCCGTCCGGAGTTACCGCATCCGCTTCGTCCATAAGAATGATTCTCTCTCCCGAAGTGAACAAAAGCGTCTTCAGCTTCCCCCGAATTGTATCAATTCCTCTTTCATCACTTGCATTCAGCTCAATCAACGATACACCTAATTCTTTTGCAAGAACATAAGCGCAGGCAGTCTTACCTACGCCTGATGTCCCTGCAAAAAGGAGGTGCGGCAGTTCTCCGATACTGGTGTACTGCCGTAGGGTGGGAACTACTTCAGACTGACCAATTATTTCATCCCATGTTTCCGGAATGTACTTTTTTTGTAGTGTCATTTTTTCATTTAACTTTACTCATAACTTCTGCTTTTTTCTTCCATTTTTTCAAAGCCGCCTAATCACGTAGAGACTACGTACCTCGGTCTAAAGACCGAGGTACGTGACTTATAGTGTCTATCGCTCGGATTTTTTTACTGCACTAAAAAAAAAAATAGGGTCAAGGCCAAGTCCGCCATGACCCTCGCCATTGTTTAACTAAAGTCTCCTCTTTGCAAGATACACAACCACTGTGATTGCAACTACCGCAAATATCAGCTCAAAGCCTGGTGGTGTTGGTGTTGCTGCTGGTGTTGCCGCTGCCGCTGGTATTTTTACGGCTAAAACCTTATCTATCGTATCTTGTGGTATGAACGAACCACCTTTACCAAGCATTTGGCCTTCACAACCTTCACAGAGTACTTCCGAGTTTTCGTGGCAGAATACGCAGTCTTTTGCATCATCTGTTACTGTATGCGAGAACCACTCGCCATATCCCATGTACGACTCATCGTTATATATAGCCTCCATCTTGATGAACGGTTTTATCTTGCCATCGGCTGCCACGCCAAGATAAAACTCGTCAGACACTGGTTGAGTACCTTTCCGGGTATCCATATGGCAGTTGTTACACGTTAATGACCATCCAGAATGGCAAGCTGTGCAGTCGAGTTCATCCTCATGCATCTTGTGTGATACTATATTGGTTGAATACTGCGTTACGGGCATGTCCTTGACTGTCTTTCCAGGACTGTTGTGGCAGTCTTCACACTTTGTCGTGACTGCTTCAAGCTGGCTACTGTACTGGGTTCCATCACCGTGCAGCTCTTCAGCATTATGACAGTCCATACACGTAAGCCCCTTCTCATAATGGATGTCCGCGTGAGGTCCTTTTTTCTTATGCGCTGGCATGTCTCCAATAAAGGTCGCTGTCTGCTTCTTTTTGTGGCATTTATCACACGTATCAATGGTTATCTCTTTAAAAGCATCATGCTTACCTTCATGGCACTTTTCGCAGGTGGTGACATGACAGTTAGAGCAGTTCCACTTTGAATAATACTCGTTCATGTCTATTCCGAAATGCCCTGCCGCGTATCGCTCATATTCACCCATCATTCCCGCGCCGGTGTAGTGCAAAGAAGTCGTAAAGTTCTCAGAAATATCTGAATGACAGGCACAGCCAAAGTCTTCCGCCGCTATCGTTACACCCGCCAGCGATATAGATAGCACTGCGGCAATAATCAAGGGCAATATCTTCTTCGACATCGCTATCGAACGGTTTTTATTTAGTTTAGTCCTTTTTCGCTCCCAATTACAAACATTTTCCATTTTTCTCATATCGCCTCCTAAATTTTTCGTTTCACCCCAAAACTATCTTCTCTCCACTAAACAGCTTACTCACTCTATCTTCCTTCTCCAACTCATCAATCATCGTACCCGTCAATTGAATACTACGATCAGTCTTTGCCGCATTCATAATCCGTTTGCATATTTTCATTGCTTGATCGTACTCAAAATCTTTCCAGTTATAACCAGACGTTCTGAAGCAGAAACCCAAGTTTGGAAAGAATTTCCACGTACTGACTCGTTTCTGAGAACCGTCTCTCTGGACAGATATTTTGAGTTCTTTTATTGATCCGTTGTTATTATTCATCTTGCTCCTCCAGCTCTAAATTCCCAAACATCTCCAACTCTTCATAATACCTAATATGAGCATCAGATATATCAGCTTGAGTCTCAATTCCTTTTTCTATCATCCTAACACCACCTCGCTGAAAACTTCGTTTTTATACTTCCAGATTTCTCGTATAAATCGCCCTTGATGATTTCCCTTACTTGACTCTACATACTTCTCTTTAAACCACTGTTCAGAATCCTCTGCTACTGTAGGTAGCAATATATCTTTTGCTTTTCGCTCAAACTTAACCATTCTCCTACCTCTTACCAGCTTCAGATACTCCTTCGCTATCTTTGGTCTTACTATTAAGCACTCGGCAGTACGCTCCACAAAAAATGTTCCGTTCTCAAATATTACTGTATTCTGTGGCTCTACTTTTCGTTCGCCAAGAAAGAAAATAATTTTCTCTCGTTTTGGTTGTTCTTCTGGTACTTCTTCGCGATTACTTAGAAAAGACTCTTCTCTCCATACACCACCTAAATTTCGATTTTCATTCAATTCCATTTGTCCTCACTACTCCTATTTAACAGCTTATAGCTGCATGGAAGAAGTAGGAATCGAACCTACTCGCTTTTAACTGCAGTTTGCCAAGTCCTCCAAAAATTCTTCCAAGTAAGTTTGATGCTTCAAATCTGGTAGTGAGAACAGATAGCCCAATCTGAATTTGCACACCTACTTGGAAAAAATGTAAATATAATAAAGAAGCATGATTTCTCCTGAGCTATGTCCCTTAGTAGTTAACTGTGTTTGGATCTTTTTTTATACCAAACCCACCATAAACCATAGCCATTAATAGTTAGCGTTCCAGGAGTTGAGCTCATTTAGAGTCATACTTCTCCAAAGATTCAAATGTATCCGCCTCATCGGCTTCATTATTTGTCTTTTTTGTTTCCACTGACACGCATCCGTGCCAGTCCCTCTCTTTTTGTTTTGTCGCCCTGTGTAACGGGATGGCGAGAAAGTTTCCATTGCCATAAGCATAACTGCTTTTTGTGAATTTTTTCTCCGTATGAGATACCTGCTTTCAGGTCCCAGGAAAAAAGATTCATATGAGCATAACATGCTGTTTCCGGGTTTCCCCTTCTACTCAGATCAGGTGTTTTCCCCACCCGTCCTCACTGAATATACATATATCACGAGAGTATTTAAGACTTTCGATAGCTATAAAAAAAGTTTAAGTCCTGTTAGTACTTTGGGTAACAAGTGTTTGTCATCTGCTGTGTTTTCACTTTAAAACCCCACTCTTTCAATTGTTGAATGTTCTCTGTCTATTTTTCCTTGTCTTGTTACATCACCTAATCTTCTTTCTGCAATTTCACAATATTCTAAATTGCTATCAATACTAATCGAATTGAAGCCTTCTTTTTCCGCTGCTACTAAAGTTGTACCCGTACCCATAAACAGGTCTAACACCGTACCGTTTGGTGGTGTTACAAGCCTAACAAGATAGGAAATTAAAGATTCTGGTTTAACTGTGGGATGGAATATAAGAGTATCTTTTTCCTTTATGTTTCTAAAATATTGTTTATGTTTCTCCGGTAACTTTTTGTATTGTTCTTTTGATATAATCAATTCCTTTCACCTCCCTCTTTATCTCAAATTCCCAAAATCGTAACACGGTAAAACCACACTTTTTAAGATATTTATCTTGCGATTTGTCGAGTTCTCTCCTCTTTATTTGTCTTTTATCAGGATTCTTAAACTTTGGATGACAGTGCCAATAATCCCCGTCCCATTGTATCACTAACTTATATTTTGGGATAAAAATATCTACTAAAAATTTTTTGTTTATTAGTGTCTGTTCCATAAAATCTTTTTCTAATTCAAGTCCCGCCTCTTGAAGTATTGCTCTCCCTTTCAATTCTATTGCATTTAGCCCTTTCTTTTTCTGTTGAATAAGATTCCCATTAATGCAAACTTTATGCCAGTCTTTGCTATTATTTCTACATTTCATTGAACAATATTTAAGAATGTATCCATGTGACTTCCAATATGGAGAGCGATAAAAAACGTTACCGCAAGTTTTACAAATATATTTATCCTTATTCCTTGATTGATATTTATTAGCACATTCAAGATTGCAAAAATAATTTTTAGAATGTTTTAATGCGCTTTTACACTTATAGATTTCTTTTCCACACCAATCACATTTAACTATCTTTCCTGTTTTTCGATTTGGATGTTTTGAATGTAAATAACATTCATGGCAGCAATATTTTCTATTTTTTGGAACTCTCTTTGTAACGCGTATTCCGCATCCTACGCAAATGAAAGTCCTGATTTTATATTGATTATGACTCATAATATACTATTAGCTTTACTGGTATTTAAATGTTTTTCTATTTCCTCTTTTATATTTTGTGGTGTACTTTCCTTCAATTCGTATCTCTCGTATATATGCTTGTCTCTTTCTTTCATTGGATATGCTTGTTTACAAATCGTGCAGTAGAACCATCTTTCGGCTTGTGATGCTTTTGCTTGGTAGAAAAATCTGCTACAGCCCCCCTTATCACCATAATCTATCAAATTTTTAACTTTACTCGTTTGTTTCCATCCTCCTTTGTTTTCATAAGTATAATTACGTTGTTTTGTACGATTCAAATCTCCACTCTGCTCATCCAACATTCTGCACACGCAGTTCGGGTTGGTGTGGATTGTTCCTTTATCATTGTAATCCATTGAATTTATGCGTTTAAAATTAGCACTTTCTATGTTTATTCTTTCGATACCAGAAAGGTGGTGTCTGATTTTAGGTTTGCCTACTTTACCTTCTACAAGCTCATCATCTTTGCAGGAGCAGCTAAGTATCATGTTTGAAGGGAAACGCCCTTTACTTGCATCATATTCATTTACTATTAAATTATTATTATTCCATCCCTTCTCTACTGAATATGGTTTTAAACCAGTAAATCTATTCACATCTCCTATATCTTTTTTGCCTTGAAAAGGTATGCGGCATCCATCCACATTAATTCCCCCGACACCCCACCTAAGCACGTTGCTCGCTATGTTACGCTCGCTTATTGGTTTGCGTGCAAGCAAAATTGGTTCGTGACTCGGTTTTAAATTTGAACCCCATCCTGACCATTGGATTGCTTCTTCTGATACAGGAATCGGAGATATTATACCAACACCATTTTTTGCGTTTAATGCTATCGTCTTACCGTGCGATGAAGTTTGTTTTGCTTTTAATGGATTTTCAAACTCTTCTCGCTCTTTACCATTTATCTTGTCTAAACTCTTAGCAATATCTAACGATTTCGGAAAACCGCTTCCGTACACCCAATTAATCATATCTCTACATTCAAATCCAGCATCCTCTACAGCACATACCATTCTATGATAAGTGCGTGTACCGCCGAAAACTAAGATGTGAGCACCTGGTTTTAACACACGATATACTTCTTCCCACAACTTTACATCAAACGAAATACCAGTACCATCCCATTCTTTACCCATAAACCCGCCCATACTGGCTCTTAACATTCTCCCATAACCATGTTCAGCGTTCGTAGCATATTTTTCGTTTTCTCTATTAGAATGTTGAAAGCGTTTCGTAACAGACGTTAAATTATAAGGTGGGTCAGTAACACAAGCATCAATACTGTTCTCAGACAGCTTCTTCATTTCTTCTATTGCGTCCCCGCATATTATTTTATGTTTCATTTTTTTATCAACTCCAGAAAGTCATCCATTCTCAAAATCACTAAAGCCCCTTTTTCGTGTTTCCTATGCGTAATCAGCACAGGTATCTTATCCTCTTTATTTGCTGGTGCTTCGACATCATCTTTGAACATGGTATGATGTGCAAAATTCTGTCTCATACGTATCTCAAAGTAAAACTTCTGAAATTCTGGACTTACTTCAATACAATCAGCAGAAGTTCCGTGCTGCGAATTACTGCCACTAAGAGGCGTTCTGCGACCTCCAAAACATTTCTCACATATTCTACGTTCTAAACCTTTCCAAGTATTCTTATGTGTAGTCATTTTACTATTTTTGCACCTCGTTGTAATTCAACACCTGCTTCTGTTAATCTCTTCTTAAGTGTAACACGAGTCATTTTCAACATGTTTGCTACTTCAGTCAAATTATTCTGCTCCAACTTCTTCTTTACAAATTCCACATCTATCTCTTTACGCGGGCGGTGGCATAATTTACCTTCTCGTTTCGCACGTTTCAATCCCAATTCTGTCCTTACTTTAATAGTCTCAATTTCAAACTCAGCAATAGATCCCAACAGATTAAATAATAACTTCCCTTCCGGTTTACTGGTATCAATTTGCTCGTGCATCGAGATTAGTTGCAAACCGTGCTCGTTTAAAAATTTCGCGATATTGTTCAAATCCATTAAACTTCTGCTCAATCTATCAAATCTCCACACCAACACACCATCTATTCCGCTTGCATTTTCCTTAATATTCGATAACATCCGCTGTAATTCTTTCCTTTCTGTTGTCAGTCCACTTTCTTTATCTTGATATTCAATCAAAATTTCGTGCTTATACAGTTCACAATATTTTCTTAATTCAGCAATTTGATCTTCGTTTGTTTTCTGTTCATCTGTACTTACTCTTGCATACAATAATACTCTCATTTTTCATAACCCTCCTTTCTTTTGATAATAGTAAATATGATACCTTTCTTTCTATATAAAGCTTTTAAGAATTGCTCTTTCATTATGTAAAGAAACCGTCCCCTTTTTATTCATGGATATAAAAATGATATAAGGTATGCAAAAACAAGTAGATTCACAAAAGTAGAAATTAACGCTAAAAATATGAGTATGTCAGGTATCGTATCACTTTCCATCAGCATTTCGATCTTGTCTTTTATTTTGTTCATTTAGATTTTTTTTTCTTCCCGTATTCTATCTTTTCTCTCGCGTAAAAAACTAATTACTAATTTAGCCATAAATCCTGATCCAAAAATTATGATTAAAAAAATAAAAACCATAATTAGGAAACTATACCACGGTGGACCGTACCATGTACTACCATTAATATAAAATTCTATTCCCATACTCATTTATGTCACCATGAACGTAGTGTACCGCCTTTGACAGCACACATCTTTATTGTGTATATCATTTTACTGTTCCTCTGTTATGTTTGATGTCCTCTTCTGTACATTTACCAACATGCGTAATCCATTTAGCATGTATAGTATGTGGTTTCCCATCAGGTATCATTTCCTGATGTATGTATCCACAAAAATCTTCCCAAGGTAATATATATTTCTTACACCAATGGCATTTATGGATTCCTAACAGACGTAAAAACTTTTCTATTACCATTCTACTTCTCCTTTATCATTTCACGTCCTCCAACAACATCTCTCGCAGCACTTCAATTTCAATCTCCCTGTTAATCGCTTTCGTGTACAATAATTGTTGACTGTATTCTTTGTCACGCAACAGCTTCTTGATGTATTCTCTTTTTTCTGTCTTTGTGGATGCTTTGGTATCTATGTAAGTTTCCAATTTTGTTTTGAATTTGAGTTTATGGTCGTACATTATTTGCTCACTTCCATATATCCAACAGGCTCCAACATTCCGTTGCAAAGAGGACATTTACCAGGGACACAATCATTTCGTTCGCGTAAAAGAGTAAGATTCCAAACTTTGTGGCATCTTACACATTTTCCTTCTATTGCACGTAGCTTCTTATTTATTTCGCTCATTTGACTTCTTCCCCTCTATCCGTTTGACAAAACACATCTATATCAAACTCATCTCCGCGTTTGACAATGTATTCTATTCTATCTTCTATGTCTGATGCTTCTCTAATCAATGCTTCTCGTTTTATGATTAAGTCTTGGAGTAATGTCATTGCGCTTTATACCTCCTCATCCTTTCATCATACTCTTGTTTTTGTACAAACACCGGAACGTACCCTTTTATAATATTTCCGTTCTCGTTATATGCTACGCTACCTCTTCTCTTAGTGTTCCATCTTACTCTGTAATATTCAGCTTTAAGCATATTGCTAAGAAACATCTCGCCATCTTCTAATTCTGGATGTTTTGTGTTATAAGTCATTACTTTTGTCCCTCCTCATCTATCAATCTTTTAGCCAACTCCATATCGTCATTACTTATTGCCTGCCAAAGTGGTGTAGCTCTGAGCTTCTCTATTATCTCATCGTGACTTGTTCGTACCATTATAACAAACCTCCTGCAATATCCAATACAAAACCCATTTCTGACATTAACAACTGAATCCCCATATACATCTCTGCAAGCACATAACCCCATACAGTACCAAATATCGTAAGCAAGAACGCTAATCCAATTAATTGTATTTGTTTGCTCATTTTATTGTTCACCTCTTGCTTCTTGTATATGTTTCAAAAATTCCCAATTCAAATCTACATCATTTCTGGTGCTTCCCTGCGCGGGAGTACCGCGCTTCTCAGGTGTTTCCATGTTAATACAATAGTAGGGGGATATTTAAGAGTTTCGTTCACTCAAAGAAAACTTTAAGCATTGGTCTATTAAAAGTTATGTTGTTATCCATATTGGTTATATGTGTTAATGGTTTTTACTCATTTTTATAATCCTTTTTTTAAGAAACTCATTCCATCCATTACAATGGCGTTCTCGCCAATAAAAGCTTCCAATATTAACCAGTGTTTCATCTGGTCGGATGCTTTGCTTCCAATAAGCATAATAATTTTCTATCGTAAACAGATAAGTATTCAATTGTACCCGTTTATGTAGTCTGTCTATCGAAATCATTTTTTAACCCTCTTCAATCTCTTCAATCTCTTCAATCTCTTCAATCTTCTTTATTACTGAAGCTACAGAGATTACTTTGATACCATGTACTTCAACACTGTTTTCGTTTATCCATGCCTTTAACTTACCAAGACTTCTCATTTCAGTTCTCTTACCAGTTCTTTATTATTGGGAACATAAGGATTATAACTATTCTTTGGTCTCATCCTTTTTTGAACCCAATCTAAAACCTTTTTGTAGGTACTCGTTTCATCGTTACTCTCACTACACGACTTAGATATTATCTTCACTTCGAGTAACCTCATACTCTTATATTCCAATATCGCTGGGATCACCCTACTTAACATAATCACAATAACACCAGATAATACCATTTTAGCTAAAAGCATTATCTGTTCTGCTGTTAGTTCTTCGTATCCGGACATTATTAAACTCCTATCTTCCATTCGTCTTCCAAATATTCCATTTCCCATGTCGGATGAAATGACAAAATATTTTTTTCACCTTCTATTCTAATCCGTAAATATCCATTTCTCGCTCCTACAATTATTCCATTGTGTCCCTGAGCTATAACCTTCATCCCACGTTTTGCAGGCACTTTATACCTTTTCCTAATATATTCCATATTTTCGGTCATTCAAACAACCTCTTTTACAGCGAATTTTATTGTTATAGTACTTACAACTGCTTCAAATACTGTATCCAACAATTCATCTTCAAGATAATTATTATGATTAATCCAGTATTCAATCTTCTCTTTTACTTCCTCTTCTGTCTCTACGTCCTCTTTCCATTCTCCATCTACATATATCTGATAAAATTCTCTTGTTTTCATTCAAACAATCCTCTAATCTTTCTTGCATTAAAAGATTCCTTTGTGTCCTTATAAAACAATATATAAATCTTTGGTACGTTACTATGATTGTGTAAAGCACGCCCAATCCTCTGTATCGCCTGTCGCTTCGTAGAACTGTACGAATAAAGAATAACTAAGTCCACTTCTGGTATATCCATTCCCTCTTCAAAGAGATGCGCTGTAGTCAAAACAATAGGATAATCTGTATTGACAAATCTATCTACCGCTTCTCTACGTATTCCTTTCTTGACCTTACTGTGAAGACATAAACATTCGATCCCTAATTCGTGTATTATTTTGTTTGATATTTCTTCCGCTGTATCAATCCTTTCTGTAAAGACTATCGCCTTCTTAAAGTCGTTGGAACTTAAAATTTCTTCCAATACTTCTAACTTCTTCTTTGAGTCAAACAGTATTTCATTTCTCATTCCTACAACTCGCTTAAACCAAGGCGGTGTATTTTGAAAGTCAGCAAAGTTGTCAAAATCCTTTATCTTCTCTGTAAGTTCATTATATTCATTTAGCTCATAGTCTTCTAAGTCAAGTCCTTTCATTGCTATCTCTGGCTTTAAAAGCACATGATCTTTGTAAGCATCTGAAAGAGTATATTGAAATACTAAAGGTATATCCCACCCTGACTCCTCTTCGCTAAGTCTATCAGGTATAGGAGTGGCACTAAGACCCATGACATACTTATATTCAATATTATTCCATATTTGATAGTTTACTCTTGCCAAAAGCGTGTAATGGTGAATCTCGTCAAGGATAAGTGTTTTTGTCTTGAACTGATCCTGCCTTATCGAATTTATGACTGCTACTATAACCTTCTGCTGTGAAGGATCAAGAGTATTAGTAAAACCTACATATTTTTCGCCTCCTCCAATCCCCCGTACAACTGCATCTGTAAAATACTTCTTTATTCGTTGTTTCCACTGGTTTTTTAGCTCAATCGTTGGCACTATAATAAGAAAAGGCGATAAATACTCTTTTTGTATTAGTTTCAGACCCAAGTAAGTCTTTCCTGCTCCGGTTGGTGCTTCAATATAACCCTGTCCTTTATTTTTTATCCAATTTTTTATGGCTTGTGATTGCCATGAGAATAAATTTATCTTATTCATTTTAACCTAAGTCCCAAGGCAGCCTTTCGGGAGTTCGTTCCTTTAGTTTTTCAGAAAACCACTTCAAATTATTAATTACCTTAATAAACTCTTCTTCTGAATAAAGCCTTTTAAATCCTGAAGCCTCGTGTATCAATTCAAATTCTTTTAAATCTGTCCAATCACTCGAATCACTCGAATCAGCTCTTTTTGCCTTTATTTTAACTATAACAAAAGGTATTTTATGTTTCTCAAAAAACAGCATCATAATTTGTTGAGAAAGTGTTAAAGAACCTCCTCCTATTTCATCATAATATTTGAGTTCCATAACCATAACAATTTCGTGGTTTCGTTCTTCAATCCATAATCTATCTACATCAGTCATGGTTGCAGATTTTTCGCATTTTTGATAATGCCAATCTGAGAATCTATTATGTAAATCTGAACTATTATACCTTCCCATTCTTACTTCCTCTTTCTATTTTTTGAAAAATAAACAAGCTTCTTGATCTCACTAATATTTTCTCTAATGCTTTTGCTTGATTTACCTGAAATCCTGTATATTGCTCAGTTGATAAAGGGCATTGTATTTCTATAATAGGTGTAAATCCTGCACTTATAAAACATTTATAGTAATCAAATACAAATATTGATTCTTCTGGTGTTTTGTAATCAATATAATTACTCATAAGAAACGCTAAATACCCTTTTGGTCGTAACGTTAGATAGCTATCATGCGCTAACTTATCAAAGAATACTAAGTATTGTTCTCGTGACAACGCTGATACTGATTCTTCTCCATAATCCTTTTCCTTCTTCTTGTAGTACGGCGGATCTAAAAATATCAGATCACAATTCTTACACTCATCTGGATAACCAGTTCCAACATTCCATTTCTGTATTTCATCTGTTACAGGTTCTTTATCATATGCTCTACATTTACGATTCATTACCAAGCATGTATCTAATGTCACACCTCCGCCTGCCATTGGATCAACTACCAAATTATCCTGTTTTGTATAGCGATACAGCACGTTCATTACAATCTGTCCTGGTATGTTACCTGCGTATGTCTTACCTAATCGTGTATCACGCTGTATAAAATTCCATACATCAAAATCCAATGGTTGCGTATTAGATAGTTTCTGCGTACCAAATTTAGTGAAACGTTCTTTATCTTTATTATTATTCAAAAGCACCGCCCATGTAGTTGCGATGTCCATACTTTTGTATGTGGCGATGTCTTCAGGCGTTTTGATACCTTTTTCATATTCTTCTACAATCGCCATTTGTTCGGAGCCGAACTTTTGGCGAATCTCCCTAATCGCGTGCTCACCTAAATTAAAAGTTTCTCCAATTTCTACATTACTCCTCCCCAACAAAGATAATCTATAAATCAATACGTCACGTGACATCCTTCGTTTTGCTAATACTTGACTAACAGTACCTTCGGAAGTATCCATTTCACTTATTGTACTTTTTCCGCGTTTAAATTCATTGCTCATAACTGTAACAAAACCTTTGAGTTCGTCTATTTTTCTATTCTTCAATATCTTTAGTATTTGACTACCTAAGTCAGTATCACTGAGTGTTTTGCCTTGTTCATCATTCACCTTCGCTGCGTGTATCAGTAATGGTTCAAAATACTCTTCCTTCGATATACAATCGTCTTTCCAAAATGTAACACCCACATTCTCTATTGGTAATACTTTCTCTGTTAGTTTTTGCTGTGATAGTTCATTATTGTATACACGATATGCTTCTAAACGATGCCTACCGTTTATACAAATAATCTTCTCTATGCCATCTTCATACCGTAATCTTTGTACTTCTATTGGTGGAAAATGTGCGCCGCCGTGTAAAAGATTAACATATTTCTTAACTGTATATTCTGCTGGTAAACGCGGTGATATATCATCATCAAATCCTATCTCTTCTAATTTCAATCGCATTTTCTATATCCCTCCAAAATCATATATATTCTATAAAGATTTAACATTTCTATTTTTCCTCTCTTATCTCTTCCTCTAAATTCTCAATCTCCCTATTAATCTCCTCTAAATCCCTCTTCAAACGTTCTCGCTTCCTTTCCTTATTTGCTTTTACAATCTTCTTCGTTCTTATGTCCATTTTTACTGTCCTAAATATACCTTTAATTTTATTCTATATAAAGGTTTAATAGAATAAAGATAATAAGTCCAATTCAAAAACGAGGATAAATACGTTTAAATTGTATTTCGTGTCCTTCTACTTCGTGTGCATACAAAACATGGCAATTATTCCGTTTGCCAAAATTATATGCTTCTTTCCATTCACGATTAGGAATTCGACCATGTACTTTAGCTAAAACAGCACGCTTGAAAGTATGTTTCTTACACATAAAAGTTACTGGTTGACACGGCATCAACTCCACATTCCAACCTTCCTTTTCCGATCGTCTTATTACTCTGTCTATGAAATTCATTTATCATTTCACCTCGTCTTTTTTTCTCTTTACTTTCTGATCTCTGATTCCAATAACCTTTACTTTGCCCTTAGTCCCCGATATTTCGAGTGCTCTTATACTTTCTTTCAGTAAATCAAAAAGATCAACATTACCTTCTACAGTTACCAGCCAAACCACTCTCTTTTTTATCTTACTCATCTTTTCTCACCTATATACCTATAAGTATTTAGGGTATTTAAGAGTTTCGATGCTCTAAATATTTATTCACTTCATTCTAAACTTTTCTTTATGTCCTATTAGCACTTTAGATAACAACTTCACTTTTCGCTAATTGCTTCTCCCGATATTTCAATCCTTTGCATTTCGTACAACAATATATTTGACTTCTTCTTATAGGTGTAAATGTACAATTGCAATAGCGACACGTCCTGTATCCTGGACGCAACTGCATGTTATCCAATTTAGATGTGACTGCATGGATAGACCGATTTACTAACAATGCACATATTTCTTGTGTTGTCAACTCTTCGTAGTTACTCTTCAAAATATCTTCTTCTCTTTGCGACCAAAACTGCCATCCCATTTTTTACTCCGTTTACAGGCATCTACTGATCATTATTACCAAATTTTCTCACTGTGCATCCAACTGTCTGCGTATCTTATAAATATTGTCTATCGTACATCCCAGTTTGTTTGCTACTTCCTGTGGTGTCATTCCACCACTCAAGGAATCAAGGACATCAACCTTATCAATGCTTCCTTTCCCACTTCCAATAGTTGGTCTTCCGACTGCCTTCACTCCATCATCTTCCAAAATGCTTTTTGTCTGTTCCAGTAACTTTCCAATCGTTTTGTCCTTTCTCTCTTCATACACTTTCAAATCTACTCTTTGTGGAAGCGCAAAGTCCCATCGCGTAATATCACGCCCTCTTTCTTTGATATTATATCTGAAAAGTTTGGGTATGTACTCATCAAAGCGCAACCGCCACAGCTTAAAATATGCTCGTTTCTGTTTACGATTGATTGCTATTGCACTCATCCAATAGTTCGCCAGTCTCCTGTTGTTTACATCTATCTGTAACCAATTAGGCACAGTAAACGTTATTAGTAACCCTTGCTTCCGAATCAATTGAAAACATGTTGCCATTAATTTGTTCTGTTTTCGGCTCCAGTCCCTCGCAGCAAGTCCGAGTCCAGCTTCATCAAACAGAATCGCCGATCCGTTACTGAATGTACCATCCAACGCTTTTTCAAGCAAATCCACAAAACCCATACAATCTCCAACTACAATATTGTCAGCAGAGAAGTTAGGATCAACTATTTCAAGTAATCTGATCGCGCAGTATGACTTCCCCGTACCTGGTAGTCCTGTGCAAATAATAAACTTACCAAAACCATCGTGTAACGTTTTTCGGAGACTCTTAACAAAGTCGGACTCTTCCAAAATCCTTTTCTTTGGTTTCTCCATCTACCACTCCCTATCTCCCATCACGTCAGTATGCTTAATAATTTCCATCAATGGGTTCTGCTGTACCTGAATGTTAAAGCTATCCCATAACGTTAACAAGCTCATCAACTGCTTTCTGTTAATTATTATTTCGCCTCCGCTTACCTTACTGTATATAGATAGCGTCTTGAACTTGTCTTCAATTTTATCCACCAAGTCTTCGTTATCCTGTCCTATCTCAATATACGTATTAAAAAAAAATGTACGGAAAGATTTAATAAACTCCGTAATTTTTCGTTGTGTAAGGACTTCGCCACCAATAAGGGTCGAATAGAGGACAGATGCACCCATTGACGCTGCCCAGTAGGTCTCAGTAATATATATACTATGTAGGTTCTTTCCACCGAACCCATCCGATCTCCCTTTTCCATACGCCATTTCGCTATCTAAGTTTGTTTTAGTTCGCTTTTTATCTTTGTAGTGTAATTTACCTACTGGAGTATTTTATTTTATTATGATTTTGTTGTATATAAAGGTTTATTTATAACATCTCTTCTCAAGCGTTCCAACATAAACAATGTACTAATGTTTTATATTTCTGATTATAATCGTCCATATTAGTTAAATACCTGTCAGAGTAGTTGTTTCTTATTCTCTCGTTAAGAGAGAATATAGGGGTGGAGGGTGGGCTTAGGTATGTAGCTACCAACCAATTTAGGTCTTACTTTCTGATTTAGCTACTCCAATTATATTCTTACACTACGCTTCGCTCCGTTTCAATTTTCTTCTTTTGTTTAGTTATGTAAGTCAGAAAAAAGAGCGAAGCGATATGATATGATAGGAGTGGATGTGTACTAAATTTAGTAATTAAAAATAGAACATTCTGAAATATCTCTTAAAGTGGTTTTTTACTTACAATACCTTCTCTACGTGCTTCGTTCGTGTAGATAAAAAGTAGAATAAAGAAAACTTAATTCTACCGCATAATAAGTATATATTAATTATGGAGTAGAATAAAGAAAACTTAATTCTACTTTAGAACTATCTTACAGCTCCGTGATTTTTTGAATAAAGAAAACTTAATTCATTTTAAAACTTAAAATATTCTTTTATCATCTTCTTTAATTCATCCTTGTCAAGTTTAAGCATGTAGACTTTTTTATTATGTCTGGTTGAGTCGGATTCAATTATTTCATGTTGCTCTAATTGAGTCAGATATTTTAATGCACTTGGTTTAGTGATAATGAATCTTTCCATTATTTCTTCAGTAAATATTTCATCCTTCTCAAATAACATTTTTATTATTCCAAAAGCATATTTTTCCGTTTCCATAATTTTTAGAATTTTGTTTGTATCAGGATTATATTTTACTGAAGTTTTTGGGTTCAAAAAATTGTTAAATTCGTTTCTCAAGTTTCGTATTGTAGGTTTCGGAAGTCCGAGATGAACTGTAACTAATTTATAATTATCATTATCCTTAATGTCTGTTATATCATTTAGTTTAATAGTTGCGTTCCATTTGAGTGTTAGGTGAGCGTCTTTTTTCTTCCTTCTTTTTCTTACACTGAATGTTTGTATGGTTTCTCCTTTTTTATTTTTTGTATATCCTAAAAATTTATAACTGTACTTCTTTGAGTCTGGAAAGTCTGCAAAAGGTGGTATTTCTTCTATCCGAAAATGTTCGTCATCTGTGGTGAGTTCAACTTTAATTCTTTCCGATCTAATGTTTGAAACTCTTTTACTTGCTGGGGATGACTTTGTTATTTTCATCGTTACTTTTCTCTTCCATTTTTCCACCCATAATTCGTTTCATAATTTCGGCTGTAAACCACGCATCTAATCCAGGATTCAGTAAACCATGCTTTTGCATTTCATCAAACACAAAAACAGGAACTCTAAGATAGACTTGCTTAGTTAAACCATTGTCATTTTTTCCATTCATTTTTCCATACTCGTAACACGTCTTTTATCATTGGAAGTCTGTTGTTAATAACATATCCACCTTCAGTTATTTGAAATACATAACCGACTCCCAATTTCCAATACAAAGGACAGTTCCAATTTTTACATACATATCCCGGCTTACGTTTTTGTAGTGTGTGTCCGCAAATTGTACATTGTCGTTTATTTATTTCCACTCCTTCTTCTTTCATTTTTTCCATTCTTTTTCTCTACCTCTCTATAACACATGAAATAAGATTTCAACACTGTAAAATGCTTTAATTTCATTCTATATAAACTTTTAATACATAACAACCTTCCGTGCTCTTCCTCCGTTTTTTCATCATCTTCTTCCTATTTCACCATCAGGAATACATGAAAGTCCTACACCTGTTGAATAACAAGTTACATTTAACACATTATCGTGATAAATACCAATACCAGTTTCTTGATACTCTACTATGAATCTTTCGTCTGCAATTTCTTGTGGAGCATTAAAATACGTATCTAACTTCTCTGCACCCATAGGTATTATCCATGCGATAGCTAATCCGGCATATACCAAAAACAAACCCGCAGCGGCAATGGCAACAAAATACCATATAGTGCTTATTTTTCTTTTTTCATTCATCCTTTTCTCTACTCCTCTTTATAGTGTCGGATAGAAATTCCAGTACTTTACTCATTCTATTCCCTTCTCCATTAATCTTGTCGCCGATAAAACGTATTGCTCGGCGCAGGACTCACAGATAAGAGAACTATTGCCTTCACTTACTTTTCTAAATTCGATGTGCCCCTCTTCACCGCACAGTACACATGGTTTTTGATAGTGTTTCTTGCCTTGGTGCCTTTCCTTGTTCGCTTCATTTTTTTCTTCTCTCGTGAGTTTTCTTATGTGTCCATATCGCCACTCAAAAGGGAAGCTAATCGTTTTGCTCATTTTGATTTTTCTCCAAATTTTTTTATTGTTTCCATTTCTGCGTTGTTCAATGTATTCCAAGACTGAGGGCGCGATAAAATTTCTTCATACAAACTTTTGTGGTTTGTACGTGTTAGCATTTTTATCACATTCCTATCGTGTATATTGCTATCTCTACCAATCCCAAGCATACTCCGCTGTCCGTAACTGCTCCCCATTTTAGCTTCTTTATTGTGTGCATATCTATGCACAATGTAATATAGGTATTTAAGACTTTCGATAGCCTAAACTTTTTTTATGAATGTGCTGCAATTTTTTTATAAGTATGTTGTTTCCTATCTTCTATGCGCATATCAAATGGTATGAGATAGACTTATTCCATTGTTACACGCGATATTATAGCTTCTACCATACTTGATATTAACTCTTAGTTTTTGTTGTGTTAGAGAGCGGATATGACACAATTAAGAATCGTTATTTTTTCAAGTCCTTTCTAATCGCTTTTATAATGGCATCACAATTATGGAATTTACATAAAAAGCGTAAAGCTGAAAGGGCAATACGATATTTTTCGCGACATGGGGCATGGAATTCAGATTTCACTCCAGTTGGTTGCTTTGAGTTTTTTTTTTCTTTTTTCCATTCATAACTCCAGCACGCATCGCAAGTATATTTGTCTTTATATTTTCCTTTACGACGTAGATACGATTTTACTCTACGCCCACATATTTCACATTTTAGTTTGTGTCCTACCATTTATGTCATCTTCTATTTTTATGTTACCGTTTGTATTGTCGTATCAATTTACCCTTACGTGTCCTACCTCGTCTGATCTCAACATCGTACTCTCCGCTCATTTTGTAACCTCTGTCGTCATAGCGCATTGTTTTCAAAGCGAGTGCAACTGTTGAAAATACTTTCGGCACAGACCACTTACCACCTTCTCTTTTAAATGTAACGTTCCATTTTTCTTTACTTTTTACCATTCTTATCACCTCCTATTTATTTGCTTTGATAAATGCTGCTACCTCACGTTTCGCCGCTTTAAGATTATTTAAATCCAATTCAGCAAGTGCACCGATAGGGTGTGGATACCGACTTATTGCTTTACCGTACCATTCTAATGCTTTTGTCCATTTACATTCTGCTTCATATTTCCGTGCTCGTTTTCTACATTCGGATGTTGTTAACTTTTTTGCCATTTTTATCACCTCCTACTTCTTAAACCCTTTCAAGGTCAGAGCTAAAACACTTCGCTGTTTCAATAGTTTCGTAACTTTGAACTGCTTCTTACCTTTCTTTGTTGGATTTTTTATTGTCTCACCTATGTCAGCATCTCTTATCGCTTTCAATAGTGTTACAGGTATGTTATCCTTGATAGGGATACCTAACTGCCTGCTAAGTGTACCTTCTTTTAGGGTCGCGGATTGAATCCATAATTTTTTCTTTACCATTCTTGTCATCTCCTATCATTTCGCAATTTTGTTAATCTGATCAAAAGCTTTTTATCACGTGCCAATAGTGCTTGTGTACTCTTTGAGAATACCTTTCGTTTTGGCTCATCCAATTTAACATTGATTGCTTTCCTTTCTTCCTTAATTTCTGTAATAGACATTGTACTGATTCGTTTTGCTACCATTTATATCACCTATACTATCTATTTCTCCCATGTGCTATAGCCCATAATTTTTCCCATTTTGCTTTGGTCATTCCTTTTGATTCATCAATCATTTTTTGCGCTTGAGCGGGTGTTAATTTTTTATAATTGATTCGTTTCTTTGCCATTCGTTTCACCTCCTATTTTTTACTTCTAAAAACACACTTCTAAAAAAATCTTCTTTTTGCTTCGGCATTTTCTCAACTTTTTCAATGCTACCATTGGTAAACATCAAGTTCTCAACAGCGATTTTAGGATTCGACTTAGCAAAGGCAATGAATTGTTCTTTCTTTTGAGGTGGTATTACAGCTTTCTTGATCCTGTGTTTCTTACCGTAATCTTTGATTGCGCGTGCGTATTGCTCCCATATTTTCAATGCGTCTCTTGCTTCCTTTGCTTCTACAAGAATCTGGTTCGCCTCTTTTACTTTTTTACCTTTCGCTATCTTGGCTAATTGTCTTATCTCTTTGGACTCAATAAGTAGCTTTGATATGTTAATAAAGTCCACTACGTCTTTTAAGTGTCGTTTAGGTTTGATAATTCGTTGTTCCATTACCGAATCAGCTTTTCGTAACACCTGGTCTGTTATTCTTTGGATAATGAGTTTGTCTTTTTTGTAAGGTTCGAGAGTACTACCATGAACATACTTACGGTGATATGTACCGAGTTTGTGTATATCCACCGCTGTTATCCACGCTCCATTTGTCTTAGTCTGGATACAATATCCATATTTTGTTTGTTTGATTCGAGACTCTTTTTTAGATGTCTTTTTGAAAAGTTCAAGTATTTCGGTTGCAGCTTCTTTTAAGTCATCCACAACTAAGTCTAAGTCCACCGGTTTTCTGGCTTGAAATGACTGTCTATAACTTGGTAACGATCCATAAATAATGTGTCCTGTTTGCTTTCTTAACCAGTTGTCAATAGCTTCGCCTGTCTTCTTTGAAATGGTCGTGGCGTGCGCTGAGGATACGTTCTTTCTGACCAGCGTTCTTGCTGTTGATGCAAATCTGACGATGGTCATTCCAGCATTATGTAGTTCTTGGCTTGTTAGTTGCATCTTTTATATGTCCAGATTCGATAACAATTGAAAATTCATCTTTACTACCTTTATGTATGTTAACAAATCTTAGTATGTTGCCCTTTACTTTAACATCTATTATTTTTCCTATTTTTTTCTTACACATATTTGTTCCAGTAGATTTTACTCGCTGATATCTTGGCAAGGTATTTTGGATCGTTTAGTTGTTCAGTTGTAACTCCACTCCATATACCACTGTCAAAAGCATCGCTTTGTGTATTTGCAAACCAAGTTTTACCGTCTTCACTAATCCATTTGACTCCATATTTTTCCTTATATTTAAATGTTTTGGTCATTTCTTCTTTCCCATTCTGGCTCGCGCGAGGCAGCCTGATTTATCCAAATAAAACATATATCCTTTTGTACGCGGTACACTTGTCTTTGTTACAAGTATGTGTGCTTGTTTTGATTTGCTGCGTCCTTTGTGCTGCATCTTCGCTCTGTATATGCTTATTGGGTCTCCTTTTGTAAAGTAGAGATACCCTGATACTCTATCAACTTTTACTTTTTTTCCTAATTTATCTTTTACTATTTCTCCCATTTATGTCACCTCCTACTTTGCTTTTTCTATACGCAGTGCTTTTACCCATCTGTATCTTGGTATTGATTCTTTCAATTCTCTCTGTAAAGACTTTTTACGCTCTTGTGCTTCTTCCTTAGTTAAAGGATTTGTTATTGTATCTCTGTATCCTTTGATTTTTATATATCCTGTTACTACATATCTTACCATTTATATCACCTCCTTATGTATCCACTCCTTCAATATCGTACCTCTCAGGATGTTTCAGCCATAAATGGTATCTACCTGCTTTTACAACTCGTTTAGCTCGTTTCTTGGAGTCCATTGAACGTGCTCTTTTTGTACGTTGTGCTTGTCTCTTTTTGACTTGTGTAATACTAACTTGCTTACCAATAATATCTTTTCGTTTTCGTTCTTTTTCGATTTTTTCTGTTTTTGTAGAGTATTCAAGAGCCATTTTCCGTATCTTTGCGTTTTTTGTTATATCCACAGCAGTAACATCACCGTGTACGATACAAAAATCGTCAGGTGCTGCTCTTCCACACTTTGGACATCGCCATTTATGTTTGGTATATCCATTTACTTTTACCTTTTCTCTACCATGTTTTGAATTATTTGTTTGCAGTTTCTCATGTAGTTTTTCAAATTCATTCTTAGTTACTACGATCCCACTTTTTATGCCTTTTTTGGTTGTATTTTTCCATATATCATTTACCAGTTTAAACCAATAAGTAGGATGTCCTTTTACCAGTGTAGGTTTACTGTATACGATTCGCTTTATTTTTTTTGTTCTTTGTCCACCGTACTCTAATACTTCAATTGTTCTCTCTCCCAATTTTCGCATTTTACTGGTTGGTTTCATTTTTTTACCTAATATTCACTATGTATAAATTCTGCGACTGGTATATGGTATGTGAGCTTTTTCGGTTTTTTCGGTTATGGGTTTTGTGAGTGGTCGGACTTTGGGTCGAACTCTGGATCTGCGTTGAAATGATCTTCGTGCTTCTGCTTCTTCTCTAATGGCTTCTCGCCGTCTTGATTTTCGTTCTTCTTCTGCTTCTTTATGTCTTTCAATTCTGGCTCTGGCTTTTATTCGCGCTTCTTCTTCTGCTGCTTTTTTTCGTTCCCTAAGATACGCTTCTTCTTCAACTTCTTCAATCTCTAATCGTTCTGCTCTCTTTTTTTCTCCAGCGATTTCCTCTATTACACGCTCTTTTACGTCACCGACTTCATGCTTAACTCTTGTTTTCACAGCTTCGCCAACATCCCTAAGAATACCATCTTTATAAGGATTTCTGGGTTGGCAATCAAAAAAGTTTGGTACACCGTCTCCATCGGCATCGCCGAACGTTGGGAGTGCTGAGCTATGACCAAATGCTCTTTCTACTACATAACATTTTTTATTATGTTTGTTTCTTTTCTTTTTCATTTGTTAACCTCCTTACATGTTTCAAAGAAGTTCTTTGGTTTCTCTCTTTTCGTAGGTATAGGTTGCTTTACATCTTTTGTTTTTACTTCCGGCTGTATTTCTGTCGTTGTTTCTATATCATGTGGTTGTGGTTTCAGCGGTTGGTTTGCTCTTGCACCCCAATCTTCCAATCCACGTAAGATTTTCTTGCCTTTTGTAGCAAATTGTTCCTGTCGTTCATGTGCTATTTTTTGTCTGTGTTCTTTCTTCTTTTCATTCTTGACGTAGATCAATGCTTCATCGAAAGTTACTTCAAGTTCTTTGGCAAGTTCTATAGCTTCTTTCTCTAATTCCTTTTCTATCTGTGGTTTCTTTTTCCTTAGCTTAGCTTCCTCTACTGTCTTGATGACTTCTCTTTGTTCTCTCTGTTCTCTTATTTTGTCTAAGATTGTCATCTGGTCGCGCCCTAATCCTGACTAATCCACAAATCCCATTTATTTCCGCTCTTCAGGAGTTTCGTTTTGTATCCGTCCTGTTGCATCCGTTTCGTTTTGGATTCAACGATTTTTTTGTCGCCACTCATACAAAAAAGCCATGTTTTCCCACCAAATTTCTTGGTAGTAAACATATTTCGCTTTATCATTTTTACCCTCCTTTTTCTTACTTCTGTTATAGACATATTTTTAGTCTATATAAAGATTTATGGTTTTTTTCTCATCATAAGTCCAACCCAAAGTCATCTGGTTCGCGTACTATTAAACTAAATATAATCAGTATAATCCATATCAATGCTATGACTGCTATTGTAATACATAAATAAGCCATAATTGAGAAGTGGTATGGATAAGCCATGTAAAAGCCAAAAATACCCATTATAAAAGCCAAAGCACCTAAGACAATACCAATCATTTTTTGCGGCATAAAAGTTACAATGACTTCTGCTATTAGCAGTAATCCCGCGAGAAGAAAGATGATGTAGAATAAGATTTCGGGGTAAAAGGTTCTGTCACTTGAACTGTCATAGACAGCTCCACTCGGACTGCATAATGCAATTGTGTGTGTTTCACGTGGATTCAAATCTGAGAGAATGTAATAATTTAAGGTTGTGTTTGTTACGAATATACCATCTATGTACACTGCAACACTACCACTTGAATTCCAACTCCATTTTATGTACCTGCTACCTATTTCAGCCGTTATATTACTTGCACCGCCAGTAGCTGCACTTAATACAATGTTGAGTAACGTTCCTCCACTTGAAACAGTTATGTTTGCTGCGGTAGTATTGGATTGTGTAAAGTAGGTTGTTTGGTATTGTATTGTATTGTTATCATAGTATCCTGATGCAAAATTAGCAGCATCCTGTTGGTACTCTCCATTGGTTGTACTGGTAGCGTAGATCACCTCTGACGAGTTCTGGTTGGTAAATGAGATACTCGCGCCTACAATAGGTGTTGTACCGTCTGAATCATAGATGTGTCCACTCAGAGAATAAGGAGTGGTCAGTGCTGTGCTATTGCTCACTGCTAACGTTAATAACATTATTGTTATACTAATTTTTACAATGTCATTTGTTTTCACCATCTGCTTCTCCTGCTCCCTTTCTTTGATCCTATTTGCAGTGCCATTATTATAGCAATTGCCATTATTATTAGTAGGACTGCATAGAAGCCTATATATCCAATATTTGCTATCTTAGCGAGGCTTTCAAATTGAGTGTATTCCTCTGTTCCAGAATCTGGTTCCGGTATTTGACTTATCATGCTAATACCCATGAATAATATGAAGACAACCGCTGTAAATACAATCGCCATTCCAATAGATTTCATCTTCTCTCACCTCCTTTTTTATTCACTCCAAATATTGGTTCGATTGGTTCAATTTTTCCAAAAGCGCGTTCAATGAATGTAATGTTTCTCGGTTCGACTCTCCTAATATTAGTATCTGGCTCTGGCTCTGATCTCGGTAGTTGTTTATTGTCTATTCCAAGTAATGTTTCTGCATACTCGTTAGTTTTTTTTAATCCAAACAGAAGGTTACCACGACTTTCACGCCATTTCCAGACCGTCCTTCCTTTTGAGTCTCTTATCTTTACTTCAATCGAAAATGGTACGTGTTTCCTTTTTTCGTCTTTCATCTTATTTTCTCCCTTTTATTATAGCATATATAAGTGCAGCAAAAGATACTATAAAGAGCGATTGTACAAGATTCATCCACTCAGGCGGTAACCAGTACCACAGTGTCCCTCCTATTAGCATTCCGAGCAGTGCAGGTATTCCGACATCCTCTTGTCTTATCCATAACGCTAAAAATATCATCCCGAAAAACATCCCGTAAAATATCCTGGTTTCAAGTATAATGTCGGTCCATGTCTTCGGAAGAACAGTAGCTAATCTTGTAAGATTAAACCTGCTTTCTTTAAGTTCTTCAAAATGCTTTCCAAAGTTCTTTTCGGGCATATCTTCGGCAGGGTCCAGAGTAAACGACATTTCGCCGCCGTGTGTAACATTGCCAGATACGTTGCCCGCTGCTCTATAATAGTATGTCTGCTCCAATATGAGCGGAAAACCTGAGATGTTAATTATGAAATTTCCGGTTGCATTTACAGTTAGATGCTCAGAATGATGTAAATAACACCCCGTTTTACCTCCGTATTCAAACCAAACTTCAGCAGGTGGAGGTGCCCCTGAAGTAATATCCCCGGTTAGCGTTGCATTATTAATACCGTTTGATGATCCTATTGTCTGTATAGCAGCAAAAGAAACAGTAACTAAGGTTATTAGTACAAATATGATTATGCTTAGTTTTAATATTTCTTTTGCTATTTTCATTCTTCGACTCACTAAAATGAACTAAACGTTTCTCCTATATATAAAGCTAATAGTAGTATTATTACAGCAAAAGTGAAGCCTAATGTCAGTTTCGTTAGTATGTCTATTTTGATTCCATACTTAATGGTATAAATAATTACACCTGTAAAGGCTGCTATTATTAATATGGCAAAGAAACTGAAAATAGGTGTCATTATATCTTTCGCAAAGTCCCCGATTGTCATAGGAATATCATCAATAGGAGTAATAGGAGTAACATTTATATACATATCAAGTAGTGTTCCCCCTCCACTCGTATCTATGCTTGCATTATACGTAACCGAGTCAACACCGTAAGTGCAGTAATATTGGATAATATCGCTATTGTTGTATCCTAATACAAAATTAGCTGCATCCTGTTGGTATTCACCTCCACTGGTTGATGTTGCATATATTACATTGGTACTGTTCATATTAGTGAGTTTAATGTTTACACCAACTAACGGATTACTACTATTATCATAGACATGTCCTGAGAGTGAATAAGGTGTATCCAAAGCAGTAACTCCGTTTATTGCAAATCCTAAAATTACACAGAGTCCTAATAAGACTACTACTTTTGATTCCACGTTATACTTTCCTCTGTTTCTTCTTTCTCAAGAAATAAGAAAATATCGGATTTTTTATCTACTATTCGGATCGCATAATATAGATTAGCTATTACTAATACTGCGATTAATGCAAACCCTATGTTAATGATTCCTGTTTCTATCATTTTTTACATCCCAAACTTTACCACGTGGATTCATTGTTTTTCTTTCTATATAAAGTTTTACCTATTTCAAAAGTAATCAAGAAAAAGGTTTCCATCCTTGTCAAAGATAGCACGTTTAGATACTCCTTCTATTTCACCTCGTTTCGCCTTAGCTTCCATTTCTGTTTTTATATCCTGTGTCATTTGTTTATCTCATTTTGCCTTTGCATATATAAAATAGTTCGTTTTACCATAGGCTTTGCTTGTTGCACCAATTACGGTTGTTCCTTTTTGTTTTACTATACGCACTTTAAATCCTTGATCTTGTAGTTTCTTCTTCCTGCGTTCTGCTTCTACTTTCGTAGTTGCATATCCTTCATTTTGGTACAATTCCCCGTTAAATTTTCTTCCTTTTATTAGCATGTTGTCACCTCCTACATATTTATTGTTTTTAATGTGTTCTTTTCTGGTACGTACAATAATCCCTCGCTCTTTAATTTACGTATGTACTGTTGTGCTATACCGTTTGTAACACCGAATTTCCTTGTTACTTGCGGCAGCAAATCACGTTCTTTTTTCTGTTTTACACATTTACTTAAGATGTATTCTTTTATTCGTGTGTTCATTTTTTTTTCTTCCTACTTTTTAACTATTGCTTGACGTGTAAAGGTATATAAACGCTTATCTACTTCTACAACATATATGCATTTACCATTCTCTCTTTCTATTTTTCTTACTATACCTTTTTTACCAAAAGAAAATTATATGCTTTTTCCCGACAACCAATACATTTTTTCTTGATCTTGACGTGATCGTCTTCTTTCAATCCTACCATTTTATCACCTCCTTCTCCTTTTATATAAAAACAATATAACAACAGCTAAGAACTCTAATCCAATAAATCCAGGCATCTTTTTTGGTGATTCTATTACTTTTGGTGGTTGTCGTGGTGTCGCTTTAACCATTGGTATTGGTGTGGGTTCTTCTTTGAGAGGCGAGAAAACTTCTGGTGTCAATTGAGGTGTACTTTTACTTTTACACGCAAAAGAATCTGAATTGGGAATACATGGATCGTCTTTATCCCATCCTCTTACACGTTCTTCGGTATCAGAAACACCGTCACCGTCTGTATCATCGTACATATGCGCTGTAGTTTTACGTGGTGCTTTATTCTTGGGTGTTGGATTAGGTGTGGTTTCAGGACTGTCCTCTTCTGTCAATGTAATATCTAATTTCGTACCTCCTTTCGTAATATCTATATCATTGAGTTCAACTGCTCCTATGTCGCCATAAGTCACGTTATATCTTATTGTGTCGCCATTAAGATAATGGAATGCGAAATTATAAGCATCCTGTTGGTATTCTCCGTTTGTTGTGCTTACAAGTTCTAAAGTGTCGTTTGTACGTTCGTTTATCAATGTGATTTCAGCACCTACAATGTATTCACTTTCATTATCTAAGATGTGCCCTGACAATGAATAAGGTAAAGGCTGCGCTACTGATAGTCCTATACAGATACTCAAAAATATAAATACCACTGCTAAAATATCAAACATCCATATCATTTTGTTCATATCTCTTCTCCTAACAATATAGAAGGTATTCCTTCTTTATAAACTTTTCCGTTGGTGTCCACAAATTCAGTACACGTGATTACACCCGCTGGTACTTCCAACTCGCTCAGATGTATAATTTGTGGATAAGAACCAGTCTTAATCTCGTATGTGTACGTTTTACCTTTTTCTAACGTAAAGGGTACATCAAATTCTAAGGTGTGATACTCGTCGTTATAGCCATTCCATACTGCTTCTGAACTAATGTCACCTGTTATCTTAACGTACTTAGCGTGTCCTCCTGTACCTTCACACGCACGTGTTTCTATGTGTGAAACGTTTATAGTTGCACTTGGTATGATTATGCCTTTGTGCGTGCCTGCAATAGAAGGATATGTACCTTTAGGTGTGATGAATCCTAAACAGAATGGAAATACAAAATTAAGTTTCGTACCCCCCTTAGCAATATCTATTGTAGCAGCCTCTTCTAATTTATAGCCTTTGAAACGAGCGTAATAATGGATTGTATCGCCGTTTTTGTAACCTTCTGGTAGGTTGTACGCATCCTGTTGGTACTCGCCCCATTGATTTGTTTTTACGTAAAGCTGTCCTTCTGTGCGCTGATTAGTTAAGACTATTTCAACATCACTAATAGGATTGCCTATGTTGTCATACACACGTCCTGATAATGAATGTGGATTTGGTAAGGCGAAAACTAAACCTATTAGACAGCTTACAAAGATTACGGAGGCTATTATTCCTATTAGATACAATATTTTTTTCATGTTTCGTATGCTTTCCTACCAATAAATTTTTCTATATCCTTAATGAATCCACGATAATCACGCTTAAACGTTATATCGTATATGTGTTTTGGGATGACCTTTCCATTTTTTAATGCTTCAAAAAATTTAGCGTGCCGATTTACTTCTGCTTTCAACTTCCTGTTTTGTACGATAACGTCCCGTCCTTTTGCTTGTTGCAATGCTAATCGTATTGCATCGCGTCTATCTTGTTCTCTATATGAATATTTTTTTGCTGGCATTTATATTTCCTTCTCTTTCTTTATTCTCTCTATATACAATATTTGTTTCACTTTTAGAACCTTCCGTGTTTGTTGTAAAAATCTTCTTCCTTCTTCCATACGTTAGGGTCTTCGTCCGTTTCCGTTGTAACTCTTTCTAAAATACTCATTAACTCGTTTTCTTTATGAACTATCATTGTTTTTCTAACTCCTTTAAGTTACGTTTGAAATTCTTTCGATATTCTCGTGTATCATAACGTTCTAATCCCCACACAAGTAGTATTCCAATCACTACACCTATTCCTACTATGTGTATTATATACATTCTCGCTTCCTAACTATTCCTTCCCCAATTTACTCCTGTATTTACCCACACCCAATAACCTTCGCCCTTCTCAACTGCATGATTATTTGATGTGAATCCAACCGTGTGAGTAGTGTACGTAACTCCATCCGCGTTCAACGAACTCGTGTATTTACATGCGCTGCCTATCGAACTCGCTACACTTTCCGCATTTGTATCTGTTGTGTTTGTCCAACCGATTGTATTCCATCTATTAAACAATTGTGTGTTGTAAGGCACATCTGAAATATTGTTTCTCTGGTATGTAGGGCTACCCGACGCATTTAAATACACATAATAACCTATACCATGATATGTAGTGAAATTATTAGCTGCAAAGCCCATTGTGTGTGTGTAAAACGAACCGTTATACAATGCTATATAATCCACTGAGCCGATGTCTAATCCAAACTGTTCAGCCGTGCTTGTGGCACTACCGTAATATGTTATTAAATTGTATAGCGTTGTGCCCATAGAAGTAGTGAACATACCCCCATCCGCTTGTGTATTATCTGATATACTTCCAACACTCAAAGAACCATTTCCACTTGAATTGAATGCCCACACGGATATGTTAGCCCATCCAAACTCTCCTACGGTATCATTCATGTACGTTACTAAAGTAGTGTTGTGCCACGATAAGTTCCATGAAATATTATATGAATCTGTTACGTTTGCACCACCACCTGAAGACCACGTATAGTTTACCCATCCGTTTCCTGTGGTGTTTGTTAAAAATGTTGGTGTTGCAGGTGGATAATCACCAGGTACGTATGCTGGAGCTTGTACATTATCTGAAATACTTCCTACGCTTAAACTACCATTCCCACTTGAGTTGAACGCATAAACCGTTATGTTACCCCAATTTGACGCACCCACTTCCTTTTGCATGTAAGCAGTTAATGTGCCATTAAACCAACTGAGATTCCATGATACGTTATAGCTGTCTGTTATGTTACCAGGCACACCCATAACCCATGTATAGTTAACATAGTAGTTTCCAGTAGTATTTAATAGCGTAGTAGGATTAGGCGGTACATAGTCACCCGGCACAAAAGCAGGTGCTTGAACTTCATCCGAAATATAACCTGTGCTGAGTGTGCCGTTGCCACTCGAATTAAAAGCATATACCGTGATGTTAGCCCAATTTGAAGCACCTACTTCTTTTTTCATAAATGTATCTGTGGTTGTGTTATACCACGTCAAATTCCAACTCACATTATAAGAATCTGTTATGTTTCCTCCTCCAACATTCCATGTATAATTCACCCAATAATTGCCTGTTGTGTTTTGCAAATTTGTGGGATCATCTGGTATGTAATCCCCAGGAAGTGGTGCTGCATTCACTATGATTAAGAAGGTGTCGTTATCTTCACCCCCCCATCCATCTGTAACATTTATTACTACTGATGCGGTACCATTCCAACCACTTGCTAAGGTATAACTTACATTATTAGAAGCGTTTATTGTTACGCTCACATACGCGCTTTGGTTATTGCTCTCAACTAAATACGTTGGTGCATCTCCATCTGCATCAGTAAAATAGCTATCCAAATCGAATATATCTGTTTGGTTTACATCCTCGTCTGTGGTGTTATCAGGCAATCCATTTAAAACTGGTACATTGTTTGGTATTTGCGTATTCTGTGAAATGTTACCAGTGCTTAGTGTACCATTTCCACTACTATTATATGCCCATACGGTAACATTACTCCAGTTGTGTGCTGGTAGCCCTGTATTGTTATAGTACTTATTTGTAGTTGTGTTATACCACGTTAAGTTAACAGAAACGTTATACGAATTGGTTATGTTTCCTGTGCCGTTATTCCATGTATGATTCACCCAGAAATTACCGGTTGTATTTGCTAAAGTAGTAGGATCAGGTGGTGTGTAATTTGCAGCCGCACTTTGTACTTGAAATTCAAAATATTTCTGCGAATAACTATCAGAATAGTTGTACGTGATTGTACCGTTTGCATCGGCTACTTCATTTGAAAACAAGCTATTGTTTCGGTATATGTCTATTGTCTCGGTTGTCCACGTAGCGTTCGTTATGTTATACCACGTAGGATTCACGCCAGTCACTGAAGATGCGTTAAACTTGACTGTTGCATCCCATTCCACGTTCCACATGCTGAGTTTATCTGTTGAAGGTAACGCTGTCATGTTTCGCTGTGTAATGTTAAATGATTCGTTTGTATCTGCATATAACGAAAAGTTAGTGAGATATGCGTATGTACGATGTGCGCTATCTTCTGAAAAGACAGCGTTATCCGTGTTCTCAATACGGATGTCCGAAATGTCGTTGTTTATACTGATACTGTTTGTAGTGTCCTGTGGATCGCGAATGATGTTCCCTGTTGAGTTCATATTGAGTACGTAATCAGCGAATACTCCTGCGTCTGTATGTGTACCCTGCGTGGTTTTGATGCTATTGTTAATCATGATTGAATTGATACATGGTATTGATGTGTATAAGTTGGACATGACGATTCCATATCCGTTTGTGGCATTTATCGTGTTGTTGTAAACGTTATGAGTACCACTCATGATTGTTATACCCCATGCAGGATGTCCATGCACATCCATCTCAACAGTGATGTTGTTATCTTTAATGGTGATGTTATCACACTCTTTGGAGAGTACAATACCGTTCTGGACGTTATTCATAGTGTTATCTCTAAAAACGCTGTCAGTAATATACTGATTATATAAGCCTGATTGTGCTGATCCTGTTATAGTGTTGTTGATGTATTCGTTACCAGCTCCACCATGTATTGTTGAGATGCCACGAGCTTCGACATCGCTGGTTATGACGTTATCTCGTACAGTAATGTTTCCACTTATATTATATAGAGAGATGGAATGGTCAATTGGGTCTATGACTGTGTTGTTCGATATTGTGAAATTACCGCCACCCCAGACCGATAGTCCCTGATCGTTGTGCATAAACGTGTTATTATCAATCACTGCATCTTCACCACAGCCGATATACACACCCCGATATGGTATCTGACCATTCCCAAGATATGATAAGTTTGAATTTTTGACATTAACTCGTGAATAAAATGGATCAGAATATACGTATGTCCGAAATTCCTCTGCACTTGTAACAGGCGATTGCGTCGTTGCGTTCCATGATGTAGTAGTCATGTTCGTAGTTACTTGGTTACCGGTCCAACGATAGAACGGTGTTGAATCGTTATTATATGAGACAATCCGTGTAGTTTCATTTGCATAAAAAGTGTCACCGTACTGTGATTGGTGCAAAGACGTTTTAAGTATGTATTCGTCCGTGGTTGCATTGTACTCTATCAAATTAGGATTGTTTGCTGTTGTACATCCAAATGGAATGTTTGGGATACCCCAAAATGTTAGTCTGCCTGCATACGGTCGGCTGTCGTACAATGCACCCGTTGTACCCAACGGCGATAGTGAAAACACTACTGGCAAATCTGTTGTTACACTATCGAATTCATCGTCTGTCGTTACGAGTTTGAGTGTATATAGGTCGGTTGTTGAGTAGTACGGTGTAGTATTAAAGTTTATTGTTCTGATATAATCGTTTACTGTTGTATTGAACGTATTGTTTATTGTTGCAACATATGTCCCATTCGTGTAGCAAAGTGTTAGGTTATTCGTACAATTACCACCGTCTGCATCTCTACCCGTCTGTAGATAAACGCTTATGTTGCCACGATACGTACAATCCATTGTTGTATCGTTGTAGCCATAGAAAACGAAATGTTCAAAACTACCAGGTGTAGGTGGGAAGTTTGATTGTCCTATATCGCTCTGTTCCAAGCTGGAATTACCCCACAAGCTATTATTATCTGCTACCCATAATTTTGATTCAAATGTCTGATTACCTCGGTGAAATGTTAAAAATATATTTGGTGTGTATGAATATGGTGTATATACTGCTGGATGGTCAAATGAACTCGTCCATGAGACGTTAGTTTGTGCAAAAGAGCGATTCGTTATCGTTGCTACATTCGTAACGTTCAATTTGTACGGACGTGGATAATCATGTTTGAATAACAGATATGATTCGTTTGTTGGTAATATAACAGGGTCTGCACCTGCATAAATATTGAATCGCATATAATGAGAATTGGTGGTATTATATTGCCGCGTTTCCCAATCGTCGTCAGTCATATCCATCATTTTTACAGCGTATGGCGATGCAGTTAATGCAGTACCCGCAGTAGGATCAAAAGAAGCATTTGCCCACCATATCTCAATTGGATACAGAATATCAGTGGGATTGTCAACTGTATCAATCCAAATAGACACCGTGTAGTTTCTATCTCTATTTCTCATCATTTCAGTGTCGTATATCTCCACGAGTAGCTGAGATTGCTTCTTTATATCGTAAACCGTTTTTGCTGCTGAATCTAATTCTTTATGATTTAAATACCATGAGTTAGAAAATATCATACATTGTGTTGAACTGTTTATATGTATTTTTGTATATGTGCTGTTAACAGTTTCAATAGACATTTGTGATTTGTTATAGTCTAAGCCGCTCCATGTCCAGTAATCACTACCAAAGATTGTTGTGTTGCCTTCTTGTGTCAACCGTGTCACACCGCTTTCATTTCGGTTATCGCCTCGCCACCCATCTGGTAGAGCACGATCATTTATTGGTAATCTTAACGAATGATGTGCATCAGAATCGTAGATGTTATGGTAAATGTACGTGAGTGTAGAATTATTCAGTCCTGTTGAATTATGTGAAATGCCCCATGTTTGATTGAAGTGACCAGTAGAATTCTGAAATAGTTGCGAAGGTGTTTGTGATAGCAGTGTTATCACAGGTTCGGCTGTAGCTGCTGTAGTGAAACTCAATGTACTGGAATTATCACTTAGCGAAGTATTCGTTGTGTTGTACGACCACGCTTGATACCAATATTGCGTACTTGCAGTCAATGCACTCAAAGTAATGTTAGGTGCATTTGTACTGTTATTCCACGTAGAATACCATGCTGGTGTCAAATCACTTTGGTTGGAATACAATACGCGGTTGTGTGCTGTTTGGTTTACATTCCAGTCTATCCATTGTGATGTTGGAGAAATAGAACCGTTTTGGACATTTGAGATGATTGGTGTCGTACCTCCTGCTTGCTGCTCTTCGTTGCCTAAAGTAGTAGAAGGTTCAACAGAAGTGTATTTACGGACGAATATCCAATCCCAATAGCCTATCACATCACCACCAGTTCCAGAGAGCATCCACGCCGGTAAATCTGATGTTGGTATGTTTGTTGTTCTATTAGCTTTATATACACTATCATAATAGAAATTAGCAATTCCAGATATCCATTCTATTTTATATCTATGATAATTTACATGATTCAATGCTTCTCCTAATTGAGTATATCCACCACTTCCACCAACATAAGCTGCAACATATGGATTGCTGGTTCCATGTGCCCACCACCATGCAACGAGATTTGTAGAAGTAGTATCTATATCTGATGAAAATGCTACTCGTGCGCGATCATCGGCAGCCGCAACTTTTGCCCACGCCTCAATTATATTTGGCATCGAAACACTTGTTTTGCCTATGAATATTCCCCAATTATCTGATACAGATGTAATATTTAATATTCCGTCCTTTACCGTATTTGTAGACGTACCATATGTATTCCATTTTTCAAATGCCTCTGTTGTTATAACATCATAAAATTCATTAAGTGCTAATGCCGAATAAGTTTGATATATACTTGCTTGATTATAATTATATGAAATCATTGTAGGATATGTAGCGTTAAAATTAAACATTGCATGTGGATCTGCGGTATGAATTCCAGAATGAGCTATTTCAAAGTTTAGAGATGAATACCAACTTGCGGACAAAGAAAGATCATCTGATAGATTTGCGCAACTTGATATGACCTTCCAATAACTACCACTTATATCACCGTACAACGCGAGAAGAGCATTTCTATCTGGTACATATTTTAAATATGGATTTCCTGCTGTATTTATTACATACGAACTTGATCTATGCTTAGACCAATTCATTTCTGTGAGGTTAGAATAAGCATAGCCTAATCGGAATACTCCTGCATTTGATTGCCCTTCAAGTAGCATGTGCCATACACCGTCACTATCAATACTAACTCCTGGATTGAATATTCTCCAATCCCAATCAGTAGTTGTTGAACTGCGGGTATATACAGGATTTCCCCCGTTCATAATAACGGGATTTGTATGATCGGTAACATTATATAGATAAATAGATCCATATCCATTACTATCAGTATTTTTAAAAAGATAGAAGCAATCACCATCTTGTACAACATAAACATAAAGAGCAGTAGAACTAATAATTGGATTTCCTGAATCAGGATTCCATGTAATTCCATCTGTCGAATTTTCAAAGCCAACTGCTTGATTCCCGCTGGTATTCGACCGATACCAACTTATATATTCTCCTCCATAATTGAAGTCGGACTGTTCAACTATAGCCAGTGCTTCCCAAGCATCATCAACAATTCTGGTTGGATTTGTAGGCTCTGCTATCAGATTTACATCAACATCAACACTAAAATCATCACCAAACACGAATGTAGTAGTAATATTACTTGCAGAACTCACTGTTGCATTATCATAATATATTGCTGTATTGTTCGTCCATGCACTCGCAGCAACACTCGAATAATTTATCCACAATTTAGTGCAATTCCCACTTGTTGTGTTTTCACACCAATGTGGCCTCAATGTGCATCCTGTAGAGTTATACACTCTAATTGAACTTTCATTTATTGGATTAGAATTCAAATTCACATAAACTTGATAATCAGTTAATGCCGCACCGCCTGTGTTATTTACACTCACATTTATCCTCTTAGCATAGTCATTGTTGCACCACGTAGCGCCGCTTACACTTACTAACAAAGCCAATACAACACTCACTAATATAAATGTTACAAATACATTTCTTGCTTTCATTTTCTCCCTCTTTTGCGCAGTATTAATTTCAACATTGTGAAAACGTAAAGCATTGGTATATATAAACCTTTTCAATATTTTCACAAAAGGTTTGTTTTGGGTGTAGTTTTTATTCCATCATTTTCGTAGATTTTCCGCTCTTGTATTGCATTAAGCCCCATATGTAAATAGTGACAATACCAACCTGTATCAAAGCCGAGAGTTGCCAAGGAAGTCCGAATACTTTGTCAAGTACCGGATATATAAAGACCACAGAAAAGATAATTTTGAAAAACATTATCAGTCCGTCAATCAAGAAACTTACCGAAGCTGAAAAGTAGTCCCATGCTGAAGCTTCTTCCCCAACACTGTATCCGGATAGTTCTCCTGTAACGTTCCATGTACTATAGCGATTATCAGCTAACGCAGAATATTCCATGTGATCACTACCTTTAAATAGGTCTATATTGCCTACGAACGCTACAGAAGCTTGTAAAAGCAGGATAAAAAGTATAATTTCAAATGCGCGCAGGGGAACCACCGCCTATATTTATATTGTGAATTCTTTCTTTTGTTTCATCTTTGGTATAGAAACACTTCCCATCTGTTAAGTATTCTAAACTTGTAGTAAAAAAATCTTTCCAGTATTCTCTGTTTCCGTGTGTTTTTCCATGACATGATGTACATAAAGGAACAAATAAAGGTCTAATCTCTTCGGAACAACACGCCATTTTTTGATAGTTTACGTGATGTACGTCAAGCTTTTTTCCATTTTCCATTTCATTTTTTCCGCAGAGATAACAGCATCTACCAAAAAAAGTACGAACGCGTTCTTTCAGATTATTATTAAATTTTTCACAGTATGGTTTAAAGGATATTCCACCCCTCCATAGATATGATTTTTCTTTAGTTAGATTTTCGGATTTCCATTTTGCATTACATTTTACTGAACAAAAAAGATTAGTACGCGCCTTCATTCGAGACGGAGTAATTGTTATCTCTTTACCGCAATAAGAACATTTAGTTTTTAATATGTTAGCTTTATTAAGTTCTGTTTGGTATTTTCCTTTGCATTTTATCGAACAAAAAATTCCTACACCACTTTCAATTACTGAACGATATGCAACAAATTCTTTATTGCAGTATTTACAATTAACTTTTCGTTTAGCGTGTTTGTCTTTCGCTTTGCTCATCTTTCTTCTGGTCTCTTCTGACATTATTCGCCCTTTTAATTTTTCATTTGGACCTCTTTTTCCTCGCAACTTTTTTTTGTGTTCTTCGGATTTTGGTTTTCCTTTAAGTTTTTCACTTGTTCTTTTACATCCAGTATCGTTTTCCTTTGTTTTGCCTTTCCTTTCTGAAATAGTCTCACCAGAGGCATATTTTCCTTTAGCTGTTTCACTTATATTTTTTTTTATTTCAGTAGCTTTTTCTATACCCCAAATCTCTTCAAATGTTTTCCCTGTTTGTTTTTCTTTTAAATCAGGTCTTGAACCTGGTCTGCTACCTGAATATTTCTCAACTCTTTTATCAGTTTCTTTAGTTAATCCTTTATTCCATGCAGGTTTACCATACGCAGGATTATTTTCTCCTGTACGAGATAAATTATCTGCCATAATTTTAGCGTCTGGAAATCTATTGTAATATTCTTTGGTAGTAATATTATGAATTCTCAAGTGAGGAGGTAGCCAATCAAATTCTTTTCCACATATCAAACACTTTACTTTTGTCATTATATATTCTTTGATATTTATATTTATAAAGGTTTATAGTCCACTCTCCCTTTCTTTCTTGCCCATATATAAAATGACTCCGAAAAACATAACAACACTAAGAATGACAGCAGAAATTTCCAGCCAGCCAATCCAATAGAAAAATCCACCCATAAACGGAATCACAACGTACCCAAATTTACTCGTTACGGCAGAAAATAATGTAGAGATCATAACAAGTAAGCAAACAGAAATCCAGGTGTAGTAATTTTCATTTCCGGGTTTGAGTTTCAGATCAATCAACCTACTCTTGAAAGTAATAGCTTTTGTCGCTTTGAATTCATCAAACTCATCGTGAGTCACATTAAACCCCCAAAAGTACGATTGACCAGATGACTTATTCACGAGGTAACCAACGCTAATAATACTTTCACTACTAAATGATTGATTGTAAATTTCGCTTCTGTTTTCGTCTTTAACAAAGAACCTCAAATTACTCGTTTGAGCCATAGTATCGTTGTAGAAGAGAGTCAGGTTTGAATGCGTTGAATTTTCAGGTTGAACACTGAGATTCCAGTCAACATAATCTATCATACTTGGCGCACGGGGAGATGTGACAACAATTGTGTATTGTTTCTCTTTCGGATAGAAATACAAGGTTTCATTTATGCCTTCTGACGGTTTTGTGAAGTCTATTTTGTATTTAATAGTTTCTACCATTACAAAGGTTAAGTGTCCCATACTGTCAGTTGTACCGTTCATGCTTGTGTTTTGAAGCTCCACCTTACTTGAATATCCAAAAATATCTTGGAGCCATGACCATGCACCCATTGTAGTTTCAATACCAACAGCCGACACGTTTACATTACTTTTTGGAATTCCACCTATATTTATTACACGAAATTCAACTGGAATTGGCGCGTAAGCTTGTCCTACACCAGTAGTACTGACATTCTCTATTTTTGTGAGATAGACTGTTTGTTCTGTATCCTGTCCCATAAAAACGTATTGCTTGTTTGTGTAGTAACCATTTGCACTGACTTCTAAAGGATAGATACCATAGGTCACATTCGGAAAAACAATCGCACCAGTTGTTGTCTCGACTACTGTTGTACTATCTAATATAGCTGTGAATGAAGTAATTGTATACCTGGTATCCATATCTTTAGCATGAACTGTTAAATCGTAGTACTTGCCCAAAAAGAAGTTTTGACGTGTTCCTCCTGTTTGTACTAATTCTATATTGTCTATACGATCCTCTGCATCTGCACTACCCGAACGATTTCCCAACAAAACAAACCATTGTATTCCACCAAAATTCATAGTTCCATTTTCATATGCATCTTTAAAGAATAAACGTTCTAAATTCCACGAACCCACAGTACCAACATCTTGCCAGTACAAATAATTTGTAGTATCGCCGGAAGCTAATATAATATCACGATCTTTTGTATGGTCAGGTTTATACCATATTTGTAACCGTCCCAGTTCATTTGATGATGAAAAACTGTTTGCTCCCGGTGGGGGTGCACTCCAATATCGGTCAACCCAATATTCAGGAATGGGTACATCTGGCGGAGGAGGTATTGTTCCACCGGGGGACCAACCAAAATAATGATCGTAGGAACCAGGTATCCATGCTTTACCGCTCGCTAATATAGAAGCTGTACCTTCTTGTTTGTCTGACGTATCAAGCGATAGATTAATATTAGAATTCCAATCAACATATTCGATAAACGCTAAAAAGTCTATTTTTGTAGTGATACTCGCAGATTTTGTGCTTTCTAATTCAAAGAAACGAATTGCTGATAAATCACACGTACCCGTTTCCACTGCTTGTGACAACTCCAAAAAAGTAAGATTCCATGTATCAGTAAAAAGTGTTTTGTTTATTTCCCACACTAACGTATCTGTTGTCCCTGTTGCATTACTACTCAGTGTGACTGTTACATTCACTGAACTTATATTTGTTGTGTTGTCTATTTTTGAATAGAAATAGAAATATCCCTCCTTTGTTACATTAGAGTTGAAAGCGGAAAAAGTCTTATTGAAATCCATTGTATTTGTACCTACACTCTGTAACGATCCTGTTCCTTTTATGTAATCAGTGGTATTTAATGTTAACGTATTATCCGAATTCCATCCTGTTACGCTGTCACAGGTATCTAAAGTTGATTCCACGTAATCTAAAGTATCACAACTATCTAACGTTAATGACATATTCCATGCACTTACTTGTATTGTACCACTTTGTCTATATGTTTCCTTCTTTGCATACATGTTATAGGTGCCGTTTGTAAGATTATTGAATTCATACCAACCCCACGTATTAGTATATGTTGTATTAGACCACGTAGCATTCCATATATGTACTTCGGCATATGGTATTGCTTGATGAAATATATCATCGGCGACAACACCCGAAATAGATATGTTTTCATAATCGTAGGGCGGTGTCATATAAATATCTACTGTGTATCGTCCCGCTTTAATTATAGTCATATCGAAATCTGAGTGTGTGTACCCCGTTTTCTCTGCGTGTACTGTTATCGGAACATCCTGAAACCATTCTATTTCCAAAAGTGTAGTAGGATCAGTAAATTCGTAATTGCCGTTAGCATCTGAAGTAGTGTTGTAAATAGTGCCTGCTTGTGTCCAATTCAACGATACATTATCTAATAGCGTTCCATCAACTAAATTATCAGCATTGGAAGCATCATACACTTTTCCCGTAATATAAATTACATTTGAAAGTGTGCAAAAGTCATAAGCTAAATCTATAATATCTTCCGGTGGGTCTTCTATAATCGCTGGTTTCGTATCCTTCACCAAAACGGCATATAACATACCTTCTTCCCAGTCTATTGTAGATGTGATTTGCTCTGTGGCTGCTTGCATAGTCAAAACACGTTCGTCTTTGAGCTGTCCCGTTGCATCAAAAATCTGTATCTTGTATTGGTTTGCTCCGAAGTCAGGAGAATCTATGTAATAAGATATATTCATTGCTTCACCTATTGCGTATTCTGTGTCTTCTATGTTTATTGTGGAAGGTTCGCCTATATCTTTATAGAAAATCCAATCTTGATCTATCAATTCTGGTTCTCCGCTACCACTTTTATATGTTTCAAACCAATACAATCCAAAATGATTTGCTTGAAACAAACTTGACCAATTGTATTTAACAAATCCTCGTGGTAAAGTTACTGAATCTCCTGCTGCCTTTATAGTAGTCACATTATAAAATTCATTCCATGTAGCCCGTTTTACTTTCATATCGTATTGCGAATTTGTGTATTCACTAAATGGTATAGATTTTAATGTCCATTCTACATCCAATTCGTTATTTGCAACTTCTGTAACGCTATGTAAAGGATTAGCTTGGTGTCCTATACCCACAATACCATCTCCAGTGGTTATTGAATCAAAACGAGTAGCGATATACTTACTGCTGTGAGCACGATTATTAGATATTCGCATATACGCCGGTCTTTTCGTACATGGTCCTAAACTACCTTTATCTACTCCATCAACTCGTAAATACATTTGATCACCTTCACGTTGTAATTCTATATAACCAGAATGTCCAATATGTTGAATATTTGTAGTTAAGTGTACTTCACGTAAAACATAAGCATCATTACCCCCCCAAAACATGGAAATATGTCCACTTGGTATCAAACCACCATCTTCATCATAAAACAAAACACCCAAAAATTCATCTCCATAATCGGTACCACTATGATCACGTACATAAAAAGACCAATAGTCGCTTAAAGTTTTGTTAATAGTTGTTGCGGACTTTAAACCACCGGAATAAAGCTCTATCGCTTTAGAATATGGATATGCAGCAGGATAGTTCACGATAGTTCCATCTCCAGACCATGATTCCGATAATGCCGTATGATATTGTACAGTATCTTTAAATTCAGCAGCACCACTAACTGTACTCATTATAAAACACAAAAGCACAACAACAAAAAGCCATTTCATTCTCATTCTGTTGCATCCACCCATCCTTTCTTTTGTACCACCTTAAACAATTCCTTAGTTTGAAACCATACTGTTATTAATCCAAACACGCAGAGAGGGATAAAATCGAAATAGATGTTCAATGGGTGCTGTGGCACGTGAATCCAACCATCTGATAGCAACAGCTCTAAAGACATTCGGAATCCGAGTCCTAAACTCCATAGACCACACAGCCACATTATTATGGTTTTCATTTCATTGTGCTTCTTTGGATATAACGGTTTAATAACGTCGTTTTCTCTGTTACTATGCACCAGTATATTATGGTGGGATATTGCATCGCGTACCGAATGAGTACTGCATTTTAACAAATTAGCAATATCATCAACACTGCATTTTTCTTTAGTATATTTCCGCTGTAACCATTCTTTATCAAGAAGTAATGCGTCCATGTTGTTCTTTCTTTCCATTTTTTACCACTCTTCCTCTTCTTCGTCATATCTTGTATAGGTGTGGCGACGCACAATTCCAGCGAAGAACCATACTGTAAGTATGAACAGCATAAATATTGGTATCATATAAAACATTTCACCGAGTACGTTAACACCTTCCATTGCTTCTGAAAAAGTATCTGTTAATACAAACTCAAGCGACTGAAACTCGAATATAAAGCTGTCCAGTGCCATACCGGCTGCGAAGACAATAAAGGTCGTGACGACAATGCCTATGGTAAGTGTCAGTACTCCATCTATTATACCAAAGCCTTTGTTATCCATCACTTTGTCACACCCAACCTGACTTTGCGCGGAGCGCATTTTTTATCATCCAGGTGACGATCCCCAGTAATACCAGAATGGGCAACGAATACCAATATAAAAAGCATGTCTCCAGCGCGTCCTTTCGTTCTTGCGTACATGGTAGATCAAAGGTATTCTGCATAGTAATAACTTGATCCATGAACATGCCAAGGCATATATATAAAAATGAAAATAGACAAATTACAGCCACAAAAGTAATCACGCCTCCAGACTGTGCGTTTTTGTCACTAAGAAATGTTCTTATTTTCCCCATTTTTTTCCTTTTGTGAAGATACCTCCTAATATTTGCTCCGGTGTTGCGATTGGTGTAATTTCACCGTATTTGTAATATGTCTCTCTTTTTCGCTTTAGTCTGCGTCTTTTTTCCTCTTTCGTTTCGGGTTTCGGTTTTAGTTTCAGTGGCACTTTCGGTACAATTGGTGGTATTTTTGAAGGCGGTATTTTTGAAGGCGGATACTTCGGTGGTGGTATTTTTGAAGGCGGATACTTCGGTGGTGGTATTTTTGAAGGTACAAGTCCTGATGGTATAGCTGATGGTATAGCTGATGGTATAGCTGATATAGGTGGAACATACCTAAGTTGACTAACAAGATTGTATGATTTCGATAAAGAATATGGTCTCTCTTCAAAACTACCTAACCACGCTTTTTCAGTACCTTCTTTCTTTATTGTCTCTTTATACAAACTTTTAACATGGTTTGCGGTATCTTTTCCCCACGAGTCTAACCACTTATCTAAATGAATATCTGCTTGTCTTGCTGATACTATTCTACCTCTATGTTTTAATCCTGCTATCATCGCTTTACTATCAAAGTAGGCATCGGCAATATCTTTCACTCTACCTTTATGCTCAGGCATTATTCTTCCTTTTATTGTGAAAGGATCAATACCTGTTTCTCTTGCTTTTATTTCCTTTAAGATATATTTAATTTCGTTCCGAACCTGCTTAGATTTTCCTTGTCTAATTATATCTTGAATTTCTTTCGGTGTAAGAGATGGTCTTTCTCTAAATAATTTGTGAAATAAAGTATCTTTTCCGATTGCTGGTCCAAGACGACCCATTGCAGTTTCAATGGCTAAATGCTCATTATAAGTCATTAAAACTCCTGTTTCACCTTTTCCTGTTTTAACAATATGATGGAATTGTAATCTATCGGTTCCAGCAGAAATTATACTTTTATCACCTCTTGGATGCCCTTTAAGTATCTTTGATTTAAGTTTTGGTGTGTATTTCATACCTCTGAATACTTCAGCTACTTCTTTCATAGCCATTGGAAATTCGCGAACTTTAGCGGCAATTGTTTGTGCCGCTGTAAACTTTCTGGTTGTTTGTCTTAAAAGTGAAGTAGTTTTTAATCCTTCGGCCGTTTTAAAGTATGGATCTTCTTTCATTCCTAAACCCATATAACCTTCATCAAAAATCGAACCATACAATCCAGGTTCTCCTTTGCCGTGAATATCAAATAATTTTTCGCCTGTTTTCTTGATTATAACCTTTTTACCTTTGAGTATAACGGCTTCTCTACCTTCGGCTTTGTTAATTTCTTTGATTGCGTTTCTTGCAAATCTTTCCATATCGGCAACTTTTAAGTCAATATCGGCAGGTGTCCTGCGTGTAATACCATATTTTCTTGTTGCAGCTTCTTGCATTATTGAACCATGTAAGTCTGCTTTTTCCTTTTTTAGAAGTTTAATTACTGTATTAGTAGATTTTGTTAATCCATGATGTCCTAACGTTTCTCTGATAACAGGTGTTAATTCTCTTGCTGTTACCCCTGCTTTTGTAATATAACGCAATACCGCTCTCGATTCAAGTATTTTCGCTGCTTCTGCTGGTATAGCACTCACTACTAATCTTGCTTCAAAAGGTGTTGTTATTTCAATTGGTTTATCTCCGTATATTTCCCCTTTGATCTTTGGTTTACCAATTGAAACCCTTTTTATACCTCCTTTTCCAATTGTAATTCCTGGATAATATTCTCTATATCCCCCTCTCTTTAAGAATCCCGGTCTTATTACTCTTTCTATACCAATACTTACTGCTTTGGCTTTTGGAAATTTGGCAACGGCAATTTTAGGTTTCACAGGAGCACCTTTGAATCCACCCAAACCCCACATTGCGGCTACCGATCCGGTAAATTCATAAGGCTCTTTTTTAGCGTATTTATACATTCCTGTACCAAAAGCAACTGCCTTACCTGGAGCAGCAGTTGGTTTGACGACAGTCTCAGCAGCAACTCGTCCTATAAAAATCGGCATTAAAGGCAGACCAGCAAGCATTTTTACACCTCCTGCGGCAAACTGTCTTGTTGGATGTGCTTTTGGCATTTCACCGAGTTTTGCAGACTCGTTTATATATGTTTCATATGCAGTAGCATATTTCTGTGCTTCCGGTGTAAGTTCAACGTATTCTCTTTTATAGAATCCTTCTGGAGTAGTGTATTTTTCTGGGTTTTTTCTGGCAAGTGTTTCTATACCTGGCTTTATTTTTAGTGGTAAAACAACTTCTCCTTTCGGACTTATCCATTCTTTTTTTATATGACTTTCAGATATTTTATAACTGCTTTCTATTCGTTTTGCCTGTTCTGCTCTTGCTTTAGCTTTTTCGCCCTTCACAGCTAATCCCATTGGTTCGATAATCAATCTCGCAAAACGTTCTTCTGCAGGAGCTAATTGACCTGTTAGAACTTCTGCTCTGAATTTACCAGCTTCAACTTCACGCGGTGTTGGTTTTGCTGGTAAACCAAATAACTTTCTATATTTACCATGCGCTATTTCTCCTTTTACAACGTCTTTATGTATATCAGCTTTTTCTTTTGTTGTTAATGCTCTTCCTTTAGCTGATTCTATTGCCATTATAACCTGTTTTTCTGGGGTTGCTTCGATATACTCGCGTGTAGTTGCATACATAAAGGGTTTAACCATAGGATGTTCTTTCGTCTTTCGTATTTGTGTTTTTACAAAGGTTTCGTATTCTTTGATTGCAGGTATTATTTTTGGTTTTATTCTTTCTGCAATAGCTACAGCAGGAGCAGTGGCAATTCCAAAAGGAGTAAATTTAATACCCTTTTTAACCAACGATACAGTTGTAGGCACTATTTTAGGTTTTATTCCTCTAATCATCTCCTTTGTTTTAGGTGTGACTCCATAAAGTAGGCTTGGAACACCTGGTATGAATAACGGGACTCCTTTTTTTATAACATGACGTTCTGCTATTATTTTCTTCTTTCTCTCTGCCAGTTTCTTTTTTAGTTCAGCCTGAGTAAGCTTACGTTCAACTTCAGCAAATTTTCGTCTGAATTCAGAAGAAAACTCAGCAAGATGTGATCTGATCATTGCACGTTCCGTTGAAGTAAGTGTGCCTGGTGCGCGCTGTGCCCTTTCGTATGTAGCAATAGCACCTCCACGTTTACTTGGTGTCATACCACGAGTTGCACGATATACCGATTGTCCGTATGGTGTTAATGTTTCATATACGGAAGGTGCACCTCTACCTCCACCTCTACTTACACCTGTACTGGGACCTACACTTACAATTCGTCCACCAGCAAATTTTGCAGTTTGCCCGCCCACAGTATATGTTCCTCCACCTCTTCCACGAGATGGCATACTTCTTCCTCTGGGACCATATGATATACCATGTTTTGCGGAATCAAATGGATCACAATCTCTTAGATTAGGTACGCCGTCCTTGTCGTAGTCTCCAAATGGAAATAATTTCTTTCTCTTCCCATCTCTTTTTGTGGTTTCCATTTTCTCGTGCTACGCTTTTTATTAGGCGTTTCTATGAAGTCTAAATTCGTACATATGAGAAAAAATATTTGTTCTATATAAAGCTTTATCTTTTGCGCCTTGCTAAAATTTTTGAGAACCCTTCTACTAACTCTTCGTTTGTAACGTTTTTTGTAACAGACTTTCTTTTCCGTGTAAATAATCCTGATCTATGCGATACTTTCTTTACCTTTTGTTTCATTGTCTTCTTCTGTTTTATCCATCCGCTCTTAACTGCTTTTCCAAAATCTTTACTGTTAATTTCAACAATTCCAACAAATTCGGGTATCAGAAACACAGGAATGATTAAACCATCGTCACCGATTACCAGAGATGAAACAGTGCTTTTTTCATCTTCTATTACAGTTCCTATACCAATAATTTTTTTGTATGTCTCGTTTCCTGTATTTTCAAACCTGAACATAGCTACAAAATTACCTGGATCTAATAGACTATAATCACTTATTTCCTGTAGTCCATTGGTTTCGGGTGTTACGGTTTCAGGTACATTAATTTCTTTCTCCGATTCTACTTCCGGTTCGACAACTGGTTCTACTGGTTCGTCATGTACGTGTTCTTCCTCTTCTTCAACGTGTATTTCTTCTACTACTTCTTCTTTCTCTATTGGTTTTGCTTGCTTATACGTGTTTCTATATTCTTCTAAACTCATTCCATGCTTTTTACCGAGGTGTATTCCCAGACCCATACTATTCTTGAATTTAGTGTTTCTTCTTCCTTTTTCTTTACATATTTCGCATATTTCCATTTTTCTGTTCCTATCCCTTTGCTAACATAATGAATGTTCCCAGTCCTAAAGCAACCATTATAACAAATACACCGTATTTCATTATGTCAGTGCTTGAAGATTCGAGCTGGTGCCTGATACTCGCTTCGATAACACTTTTCATGTGAGCTACATTCGATGAGGTATAAGCTATTGTTGCGTCCAGAGCACGTATTGCCGTCTGGAATGTAAAGATTCCAGACTCAAGTTTGAGACTTTCCAGTTCTTTTCTGTGTTCTTCAACATAATTCAGGAAATTCAAGACCCGACCCTTTGTCTCATCACTATCAATCTTTGCACTTTCCATCGCTACATTCATATCACCAGTGCGTTCGTACTCAGATAGCACAAAAAACGCGAGGTCTTCAATAGTTTCAATGTCCATCCCTTTTACTTTGAGATGATCTTTGAGTTGTGAATATGCCACTACATCTGTTATCGCTACTGATTCAGGCATATTTACAAAATAGTTCATAACAGGTATATCGCCTTCCCATCGTTCGACCTTACGTCCGTCTGGATTCCTAAATTTTATACCTGCTTTCTCAATAAGAAAATATGGTGTTGATGTTCCTGGTACATCTTTCTCAACTTTAAGCTCACGTAACCTAATCGTTCCCTCAGGATAATGAAGTAGAGCAAGTGGTGTTCCTTTATCCCTTGCCTTCGCTATAATTAATGCTTCAGGTGCGTTTCTTTTTATCTTGGTGTAAAATAAAATTATTGCAATAGCTAAGAGAGCAATTATCAATACTAATACAAAAATATAACCCTCTGATATACAAACTACCATTTTTTTTATCTCTTCCTACTAATCTCCAAACATCCCTTTTATCTTTTGAATTGTTCCTGCTTTCGCTGCCTTTGTTCTTATCCGCTCCTCATTAACGTTCTCAGACCTTGTAGTGGCTATTATTTTACGTTCAAAGCCAGCACCCATACTTCTCCTTATTTTGATTCCAAACTTGATTCTAACCAGATCAAGAATATGTTGAAATTCAGGAGTAATATCAAATCTCGTCAGTCCCAGTGGTAAGTCAGCATCCAAAATATATTTATCGTCCATCAATTTCATGTAGTCCTCTCGATTTTCAAGCCTTGATATTGCAAACTCCTTATCTAACAACGTTATTATGTATATTTGAAGTTTCGCCTTTGCCCGATCTGTTAGTTCAACACTTTCAATATAACTTATCAACGGACCAAGAGAAGAATCATCGCTTAACAGGGCTAAAAATCTAACCCACTCGTTTTCGAATGAAATTGCTGGCTCTACAACAGGCGGTCTTTGTATATCTCCACTACCAGCCGTTATTCCACCGCCGCTACTAACATATTCTTCTTCGCTATCTTCATATTCTTCTGACATGCTTACCTATCTCCTTTCGGTGTAAAACATTTTCCATCTGTCAAAAAATCTAAGCTCAATGTAAAGAACTTTTCCCATCCATCTCTATCGTTGTGTACTTTTGAATGGCAACTTTGGCATAAAGGAACGAACAAAGGTCTAACTTCGTCTATACAACAAGCATCTTTTTGATAGTTAACGTGATGTACTGAAAGTTTCCGACCATTATCTATTTCGTTTTTAGCGCAGAGATAACAACACCTTCCAAAGAAATCTCTAACCCGTTCTTTAAATTCTTTAGTAAACTTTTCACAATAAGGTAAAAACGAGATTCCGCCTTGCCAGTTTGAACCTTTGTCGCCATTTTTTCCTGTGTGTGTCTTAGATATATTTTTTACATGTTCAGCACTAAATTTTTTCCCTGTCCAAAACCCAGGATTTCCTATGTGAGAATCTGACATTTTTTGTCTGGTCTTTTCTGAAGGATGTGTACCAAACATTGGATGGTTTTCACCTATATTTATAGCTGATAAATATTTCTTATGCGCTTCACTATGGTGTTTACCTTGTTGGTTGTGACCAATAATATACCTATTTCCAAGTTTTGCTTTCTTACCGCAACCACATGCACACAGCATCGGTTCGGGTGGAGGACGAATACCAAGCTTAATTTCGCTTTTTCGCTTACGTGTAATATTTCCTTTTTCTGCTGCTTTCTTTTTTACTTCATATAAAATGAGTCTTACATTATGTCCTTGAATGAATCTCTGTCCTGGTTTAACTTGCTGTCCGCAGCCGCATTCACATACACCAACAAATTCTTTTTCGCTCTCTTCCTCATTCACGTTTGTATCCCTCCAAGATATTGTTTGTTTTATTTACCATTTTTGTGATTCCGCTATTCTCTGATGTTTCTCCTATCATTTCCACCAGTACGCATATCTCCCGAAAGTCAGGGTCTTTAATATAAGGCATTTTATCTTTAATACGTAAATATATTTTCTTCTATATAAAGGTTTAAATATTTTTATTTTCTTTCTTCTTCTGTCTTTTCTCCTTCTTGTTTCTCCTTATTTTCATAGTCGTAGAAACATAATCACCAACTAAATGGCTCAGGTATCCAACCGCTCCAAACAGCGTAATTATAGCCGGATGTGGATGAATAAAGTAAAAAGCAATATACAATAACAATGTGAATACAACAAAACCAACCACACTATGCGTAACACCACGATGCTTTAATTTAGAGAGAGAAAAGATAATAAGTAAGAGCAATACCGTGATTATTACTGCTTGATATACTTTGCCTGTAACAAGATATATACTGCAACCCGAAAAGATTGAACACAAATAAGCCCATTCATGTATCTTACTGGCTTTATGGTCAAGGTCGGGTACGAGTGATGCAAACAGACATACAATAAACCATATAGGTATATCATTAAAGCAAAATGTTTGGTACGAAAACATAAAGAGAGCTACAGAGAGAGTACAGAAACAAAAAAGACCTGTAATTAAATGTCCTTTGTAATTCATCTTACTTTATCGTTTCTCAAAATAATAATTATTATACACAAACCTAACACACTCTTGTACTATCTTCCTTTTTGTTACTTTCTTCCCTTTTGTAATGTATTTCTCTCTGTGTTTCTGTAGTGCTTTTATTTTATTTATAGTTTCTACATCACTTATTCTTATTTCTTCTATTTTTTCGTTCATCTTATTAAACCTTTATATATCTGTGACTTAAATATCTTATTAGTAGCTACAATTCAGTGATTCAGTGCGGGGACGAAAACGATGCCCGGAAAAAGGAGCAGTTGAGAAAAAGGATGAACAGTAGAAAAAAAATAATGCAGATATACATCAAAGTACCTGCACAAATATTTGAATTGATGCAAGAATATGACCTATTAGGCAAAGGATTGGATTCTTGGTTTATTGGTCAGGTATTAGAAGAAGTTCGAGAGAAAAAGAATGAAAATTCAGAAAAGCAAAAGCAGGAATCCTAATATTATCTTTCCCGAAGGAGCAACTAAGTTAGGGCACTGGATTGATAACAAAGGGATTGACCATTATAACGACTTATCGAAACTAAGCCCTACTATTGAAGAGAATTGGTCTAATAAAGCACGCGAACCTATAAATACAACTGACGCAAAACAAAGAGGAACATATATAACTTATTCAATAAACAAGAAAACACACGAGAAAAGAATAGCATTTACTCTCGATAAAGAAGGACGTAGCTTTAAACTCAAAAACTTTTTGGAGATAGATGCAATAAACTTTTTTGCTTCTGAAAAACCAAAAAGTCCAGTATCTTATAATGAAAATAAAGAAACTATAACTAAGATACTAAAACAAAATTATGCAATTGAAGTAATAGAAATACTGTTAGAAGAAGGAGAAATAACAATAAAAAAGTTTATGAAAAAATTTAATGTCAAAGAATGTATGACAAAAAAGCATTTGAAAAAACTTAAAGAAGCAGGACTATTTATAACGTTCAGATTAGCAAAAGGAAAAGTGGTTTACAGATCAGCACTCAAACCAAAACAACTAAAGAAAATAATGGATATTTTTAGGAGTTACTGATCGGTAACTCCTAAGAAGTATCTTTCCTATTGTGTCGGTAGGAGTTACTGATCGGTAACTCCTGAAATTTTAACTCACTCCCATCAATCTTTTATCGCTACGCTTCGCTCCGCTCTTTTTCTGCTTACCACTTCACGGTTGCAATTATTGTCTTCACTACTGTTATCCAGTAGTTCAATATACCACCTATGAACTCACCTACTTCTATCTCTGATATACAGCTCGGAATGACAGAGTTTCCATTGGCTATAGGTAGTATAAAGAATAGTACTACCACTACCAAACCTATTATTGTCGCTTTGTTCATTTTCTTTACTTCCGTGCTTTCGTTTTCCATAATAATACTCATTCCTATTAATAGTTTATAAACCTTAATGTTTGCAGTAGGATCAAACCAACTGTAAAGAATGGGATTAAAGGATAGTGCTCCTTAAAATGAAACTTCTTTTGGATACCATAAAAAATAATGAGTACAGCACAACCTATTGAAGTAGCTAAAATAGCAAAAGGTACACCGTACATCCAGTATGGATAGAACAAGCCTATTATTATGATCGCTTTTGTATCCGCTCCACCGAATTGTTTAAATTTCCAGCATCCTAAAGCAAAGGTCGCTGTTATTAAGAACGAGGTTAAGACTGTGAAAAACGAAAGAAGTAACGCATAGCTGAAAAATAACAGTCCTGATGGAAACACGATCACCCACAAATTGTTACTGACTTCTCTTGTTTTAATGTCAAAATATGAAGCAAACAAGAAGCAAAGCAATACAACGGTTGTTTTTAGCATTTTCTTCCTATCCTATATAGATATAACAGTTCTGTACTATTATCTTCTTCTACTAAACAGAATTTTTTATTTGTTACTAATACATCGCAAGGCAGTGTCTTTGACGAAATGAAGTAGTTGCCTGTCATGTTTTCAGTATCTTCCACTGGTATGTATCCTGAGTTGTAGTAATTCAGTAAACAGTACGTGCCCCACCAATCTTCAAAGTTATCCTTGTCAAAGGTTACGTCAACGTTCTTGTTTTCATTGATATACCTTCCTATTAAACTGTGCTCGTAAGCGTTATCCGAAGCTTGATTAAGATATTGAAAGTTTGTAACGTTTCCCGCTGTGAACGTTATGAGTAAAAGTACAAACGTTATCGTTGCAATTCTCTTTCTATCTTTAACAGTCATTGATGTCAAAAAAAGAAACACTAAAAATATATATGGTACATAGAGATACTGAATATATGGAATAAGTACATAGATATTAGAGAAAGTATTTATTGTATCTCTCCAAAACAAGCAGAACATTGGTATTGATACGAGAATAAGTGTAAAACCTTGCAATAAACGTAGTTTATTTCCTTCCTTATATGCAAATGCACCTATTATCATCAAAGGGACAAACACGTCCACATATCGTCCGTGAACGCCCATAGTAGGCATTGCATAAGCAATGAATATAAACGAGCTAATAATTATTAACCAGAACAATTTGAACTGTTTGAGCTTACCGAAAAAAAGTAAGAACGCTATTCCGGCTCCTGCCAGAGAAAGGTACAAAGTCTGTGCAAGTAAAAGCGGAAAAAATTGTGTTGTAAATCGTCCTGTTCCATACCCTGTTATGGTTGAGTGAGAAGAAGTACCATAGTGAGAAGCATTTAGAAAGAAGTACATAATGATTACAAGAACGATTATAAGAAGTCCAAAAAGTGTATTATTTTTCATTTATTCTATCCTTTTAAAATACATAAATATTTTAACTATAACATAAACTCCTACCAGAACCAAACCAGTTAGTTTTGTTAAAACCGTAAGTGATATAAAAACACCTGTTAGAGTATTATTTCTGAAACTATCCTCGTCTATGCTCTTCTTTATAAAGTATATTGAACAGAAAAATAATGGTACGAACAAGTTCTCACACATTACAGCATAAGAATAGAGAAAACATGATGGTAATATACACATCAAGATGACTGTAAACTGTGTTTCGCGTTCAGGTAGGTATTCCTTTGCAAGATAATACACAGGAAAGATTACCGTGCTTGAGATAAAACAGTTTATTACTAAAATCGCTTTAAAAGATTGCACTACATCAGTAAAAACGGCTGTTGGACTGATAAGCAGAGGATAAAGAGGCGGATACTGAGGAAATTCAAATAATCTTCCACCGAAGTAACTGTGATTGTGCCATATAGTTTGAGATTCAATAAATAAAATTGTCTCATCGAAGACTATATGCGGTGAATTTATGGTCGCCGCGAACAATAGTTTAATAATTGACGCACTAAGAAAAAGAGCAAATAGGGTTTTGAATTTCATTTTTTTGTTAAAAGTTTATATAGTATGTTTTTTTCTATATATTTGTAAGCGGAGGTGAACAACATGATAAAAGATACAATAGAAAAATTCCACAAAGATGTTAAAGCTATGGCAGAACTACAGGACGTAGCCATGGGTATATTCTTCGTTGTAGTGATAGGTGTAATCTCCGTATACGTTGTGAACGAAATATATGGAATAGCAAAGATAACGAGTGGTAGTATATTCTATACGGCACTCACAAAAATCACTGCCATTATGAATACCGGATGGTCAATGATGGTGATCGTAGTAATAGCTGTTCTGGCTGGTCTAATCATATACTACATCAGAGGTGGATTCGGCGGCACCGGTGGTGGAGGCGCTGGGTATTAGTTAATCCAACTAATCCAACACAAATAATAAAGAACAAGGATTCCAACGTTTCTTTTTTATTAATACCTTGTTCCTTTCTCTTTTTTCTTATCAATTTCTGTGCGCCATGCTTAATTGCAAGCATCTATGTAGTCCATTTCTGTTTCCCGTACTAATCTATCACGTTCTTTGTAATACCCTTCTAAATTTGGAAGTACCATTTGGTTATTACGTCTCCTTCTCCTCTTCTACAAACCTACGTACTTTTATTGAGTCATTGTTTTCCACGATACGATAACCGTTCAAGTCTGTATAGTTACAGTACACCAACCGTAGAAAATCTTTCCAATCTGACATAATAATCCTGTCAATATTCTCTCTTACATATACATATCCATATGAACTAAGAAAAGTACAGAATCCGTTTGTTTTTGTATATACTATAATAGATTTTACTGTTCTACATTCATTCATCTTTTTTCTCATTTTTTGTTTCTAAAGCGTTGCGGATGTACTTTACATCTTCATATATTGGATTTTGATGGCGTGCAAACTGTTGATTCATAAAAGCCTGTTCGGATGGAAGCATAACAAAATAGTCAATCAATCCCATAGTTATAATACCAACTATACCAACTAAAGCAAACAACCATAAAGAAGCGTATTTGTAACCTGTTATACTGTAAAACGTCATAATCAATAAAAGAAAGTTAACATACGAGAAGTACATACTTACACGTGTAAATGTTACTTTCAAGCGTCCTAACCAAATCCTACCAGTTATTTGTCTCATAGTCTTATTTCGATTTTCGTTTTCATCCATCGAACTACTTCGTCTAATCCATCACCTAAATATGTAGTAGCTTCCCATCCTAATTCTCGTTTCGCCTTTTCAAAACTTCCTCGCTTTATCGGCGTTATTGTGCTTTCTGCTGGTATCATCTCAATTCTCCCTGCACCCACTCGATATATTATCATCTCTGCTAAATCTTCTGCTGTAACAGGGTCTTCTTTACCAATATTAAATATTTCGTAGTTTTCTTTTTGCTTACGTTCAATTATCTTTTGTATTGCTTCTATCGCATTTGGCATATAACACCAACTACGTTCCGTGCCTTCATGTACCAACAACGTTTTGTTTTGTAGTGCATCGTGCACAAATCTCGTAATAGCACAGCGATAGTCCGTGAGTTCATCATCTGTACCATAAAACATAAAGAACCGCATAGTCGTTGCTCTTAATTGTTTAGCGTGTGCAAAATAATGTACCATTTCATCTGCATTTCGTTTCGTTAGACAATATACATTTGTTGCCGCACCCAAAGGAGTTTCTTCTGTTACGATTGCACCGTCTTCAAACTCCGAACCATATTCCTCTGAGGTACCAGAATAAAGCAACCTTGCGCCATACCGTAACGAAAGTGAACATACATTGAACATACCTGTTATGTTTGTTTGTATAGCTAATATGGGTGTCTCTTCACATTCCCAACGTGAGACCATACCCGCCAAATGCACTACTATATCTGGTTGCACTCGACTAAACGCTTTCGATATACTATAATAATCTACAATGTCACCTCGAATGTAATTCTCTTCGGTTTTCCTCACACGATCAAAAACCCACACTTCATATTCATCTATCTCTCGTAATGCACGTACTAAATGTCGTCCTACTACTCCTGCACCACCCAATACTAAGATTTTTTTCATTTTTGTTCCTCCATTTCAATTGCGCACTGTAAAGTCTGATAAAAACGTGTTTGATTTCTAATACTTAATCCTTCAGACATAAAACATGGTACGAATTCTTTACCCACTAAATAGTAATCACTCCAATCCGATGACATCCACGTGATACCATATTCTGCAGGATGCTTAAATACGTAGCTACCTGGAAGCGGTGCAAACGCGGAAAGAAAGCTTTTATCTGGTTGTGTTCCTCGTATGAAGTCTATAGTTTCTTGTACTGTGGTTTCGGTTTCGCCCGGAAAATTCACCATGAAATACGCTTTCGCTACGATCTCTGCTTCTTTTATCATTTCTATTGCTCTTTTGTTTCTTTCTACTATTGTTTGTTTATTCATAGCGTTTAACATTTTTTGACTACCGGATTCAATACCCATGCTTATTTCTGTGCAACCTGCTTCTTTTGCTTGTTTAAGCATATCCGTTGTAATATGACGTGAATCCATATTCAACCTAAATGTTATATCTAACGGCACTACTGCTCCCAATAACGCTTTTAGATGCAAAGGACGTGCTGCTATATTGTCATCGCCAAATACAATATTATTAAATCCTATCTCTTTTACCTCTTCTATTTCTCCAATTATCTGAGAAATATGAAACATATGAGGATAGTTTCCAGTGATTTTTGAGCAAAAAGTACAATTATATGGACATCCCCGTGAAGTATAAACAGGTGTTGCCTTCTCTCCACCTGGAGTATATTTATGTAAATCTACTAAGTGGCGTGCAGGTTTGTTAGCTAAAAAGTGGCGTGCAGGTTTATTAGGGATGCCGTTATAAATACCGAAAAGATTACCTTCTTTGACATCATTTACTATATCTACTATCATATTGTCTGCTTCACCTTTTACCACAGTACATCCTTTTAAATCGTTAAATACATCATACGGCATAAAAGTAGGATGTGCACCGCCAACCATTTTCGGTATTTCTCCAGGCAATAAATGGCATATCTCTTTTACTGTTGGATAGTTAGGAGTAACGCAGGTGATACCAAACAAATCCGCTTCTACCGATTGTACTTTTTGCTTCCAATTTACTGTAGCTGTCAAATCCAATATCTCTACTTCATGCCCTGCTTTTTCTAAAGGTGTAGCCAAATACATCAAACCCATTGGCGGATATGCAGCGTCATTCTCTAAATATTGACTTGGTGGATTAATCAATACGATTTTCACTTATAACACCTCCTTTAAAGTCGTGACAATAGCTTTACATGCACCTGTTTTGTTAAACATATGATCGTCTTTCAAACCGTCCCATTCGGTTTCTTTTCGTAATACCGTACATGGCACATCTAAGATAAGTGCTTCACGTTGCACACCACCGGAATCCGTGTATACACGTCTCGCGTTTTGTATTAAATAGAGCATGTCTGTGTAACTTAATGGTTCATAGACACAAACGTCATGAAAAAACCATTCATCTAACAAGTCCCATTCCACGATCTTCTTATATGTACGGGGATGACATGGAAAAATAACAGGAAACTTCAAACCAAACAAATCTTTAATGATGTTTTCAAAATGCTCTTTTTGTGTTGTATTCTCCTCTCTGTGTATTGTAACAACATAATATTTCCCTCTTTTGGTATTTAACTCATTTAATATATCAGAATGGTTAGTAAACGCATATTTATGTACTAAATCCACCAGAACATCTCCACAGTAACAAAGATGTTTCTTACCTTCCATGTATTCTAAATTGAACAACGCTTTTTGTGTAGGACAAAACAAGTAATCTGAAGAGTTGTCTACTAATACACGGTTCAACTCTTCTGGCATCTTCATGTTAAAAGACCGCACCCCCGCTTCTACATGCGCTACTTTTATGTTTAGCTTAGACGCTGCTAACGCACCCGCTAAAGTTGTGTTTGTATCTCCGAAGACAATAGCACAATCTGGCTCTTCTTGCAATAAAATAGCTTCGATTTGTGATAGCATCTCTCCCGTTTGTTTACCGTGTGTCGCCGACCCCACTTCTAAGAAGTAATCTGGTTTACTTAAGTGCATATCTTTAAAGAAGCTACCATCCATATTGTAATCGTAATGCTGTCCCGTGTGAATAACCACTTCTTTAAACACTTTTCGTAGTTCAAGTGATAATACACTCCATTTGAGTGTGTTCGGTCGGTTTCCTATGATACTTAGTATTTTCTTCATTTGTTGTTAAATCTCTCTAAATGCTTTTTGTATTCATCCGATACCATCGCTCTTTCTAATTCACATTCAAATCGTGCCCAATCAAGAATGTTTTCAATGTACATATCCACTTTTCTAAAAATCTTATCACAAAACCGCACAAACATAGAAGAGTACATCGCACTATGTCTTATCACATGTAAACATAACATTCTACTCACAAAAGGACGTTTCTTATATTGTTGCAATGTAAACATACCATATAGCAACCATTTGTTTTTATTTAAGAGAGCATCAAAACAATAAGTAGTATCTTCGATTGATTTCAAAGCACGACATCTTGTTATTTCTGTACCATAAAGCATCGCTTCTGTATCTTTAGATAGTTGTGCGGAATGAGTACGATATAAAATCGAACCTCCTTCTACACGTACTACTTTTGCACCTAAAACAGCATATCGTAGCCAAAGATCACCATCAGCATCCGCGCGTTTCAAAGTGCTATCAAAAGTACCGAAGTTTTTGAGAGTTTCACGTTTGAACATTGTTGTACTGCCGTTTATAGGATTGTGAAATAATAACGATAAGAAAAGTAGTCCGCTATCACGTTCGATTTTATCGTCTAAGAACGAAATGTGTGGAATGCAATGCGATACTACCTTCTTAGAATCCTTAACTGTTGCACCCATTTGAAATTGTGGATAGTACGACCAGTCGGCATTTGTTTGTTGCATTACTTTTACTTGTTTCTTTGTTTTATTTACATCCACAAATTTATCGTCTGCTGAAAGCCAACACACATAATCACCTTTAGCTGCTTCAAAACCGACTCGCAAAGCATTTCCGGCGCCTTCGTTTTTAGGCAATTCTATTACGTTCAATGTATCACCCGTTACTTGCAACATCTCTGAATCTAACAAAAATTCTTTTGTTTTATCAGTTGATCCGTCATTAACCACAATAACTTCAAAAGGTGAATAATATTGTTTATATACAGAGAGCACGGCTTCTCTTATGTATTTTTCGGCATTAAAAGCAGGTATGACTATACTTACTAACGGTTTCATTTTATATTTCCTCCAATATTTGTACTAATTTCCGTTCGCGTTCTTCAATAGAAAAACAATATTGTATGTGTTCTCTTGCTTCTACTCCTTTTAAATCATTTGCTATATGTAATGCTTCACGTATACTATGTGCAACCATTTTAGAATTCGCAACTAACATTACTTCAATTCCTGTATGACATTCCACTTCTGGCATTCCACCTACACCATGAACAACAGGTACACATCCACACGACATTGCTTCTGCTAACGACATACCAAAACTCTCTACTTTAGATAGTTGACAATACACTTTTGCACGTTGATACCATTTTAGAAGTTCATCTTGCGGAAGCTTACCTAATAGTTTTATGTTATCGCTAATAGCTATTTTACTTAATTCGTATCTGGTTTTCTCATCTAATCCCACTACAACAAATTTTGTATTCCGTACGTATTTTGCAATTTTGACAAAAGTATCAAGCCCTTTTAATCTGATTATATCATTGTTGCCACCCGAAGCAACCGTTAATACAATATTTTCTTTTTTGCCTTTTGGTACAAAATAGTTTATATTTATACCGTTGTAAACAACACTTAGTTTACGTGCATCTTTATAAACAAACAGGTGCGTTTTTTGTGCTGTGTATTCAGATACCGCTAAAAGCATTGTAGCGTTCTTTAATGTGTAAGTACGCATCCACCTACGCCACCACGGTTTTGTACACATGCCGTATTCAATCTCTTTTACACATTCAACATCATAACCACCTATAACTACAACTGACTTCTTTTTTAATAGTTTCGCAGATACAACTGCAATGAATGACCACACATCCGCAAACCAGCAGAAAGATACATCTGCCCACTTCGTTGCTTTGTATATATCGTAAATACTCTTGATACCAGCAAATTGCACTTTACGAACTTCAAAGGACTTAGATAGGATATTATAGTCCTGTTCTACGAATGTACTATCTCCATAATATACAAACGCTATTTTTGTTTTCATTTGTTTTTACCACCATTGTGTTGTTATCACAAAAGTTGTTATTATACCGATAATTACAGGTAATATTGCATTTTTTTCTAACTTTTTATGATCTTCCATAAGAACTCCTATTGTAAAGCAACTAATTATACTACCTACCCACATCGCCATAAATATATATAACAATATTTTTTCTATCATTTTTTTTCTCCTTTGTAGTCTGAAAAATTACCTTTCAGGCTTTCCTAATACATACTATCCATCCCATAGGTACTAAATCCAGTACTTTTAGCTTTTTCAAAATTCTGTATATCCACCTCAATTCACGCGGAATCGTTTCTATTGGATATATCACCTTAGATTTTCTTATCGTGACTGAAACACTTAAACCTTCTATTATCCTTTTTATCTCTTTTATCGTAGGAATATTTATCTCCAACAGTCTCTCATAGCCTATTTTCCTAAGAAACCAAGGTTTTATAAAAGATGGGACAATAAAATAAACAGGTAAGCCTGTATGTAACTCCACAAAGAAATACTTATTTGGAAATTGAAGCACAAGCTCGCCATCTTTCTTTAACACACTTAAAAGATTACTTAGCATTGCTCGTTTATCTGTGACATGCTCAATAAGTGAGAAAGCTGAAATTAAATCAAAACAATCGGGTTTGAAAGGTAGTGACTGCGCATCACCTCTTATAAAGAATGATTTTTTATTGTTCTCCGAAGTGATACGTCTTCTGCATTCATTCAAATTTTCAGTACTAAGATCGAGACAAGAAACGGTATTAAAGTCTTGTCCGAAAATAGATGAATTAACTCCATAACCACATCCCACATCAAGGTAATTGCCATGTTTGTTATTTTTACTTATACCGACATAGCAATCATACAAATATAAAGCTCGCGTCTCCAAGCTTGATGAAAAAGTAGTTTGGATAGTGTTTGTGATGGTACGCATTATTTTTGCTCTTTTTCTTTTGTTGTATCTATCACGTAACAAGCAAATAACAAGCTTTAAGTGGATATATATTAAACTCTTTCTGCGCACTCATAGTTTTGTTATAAACTCTTATCGTGTAGTTAGAATATCCACTCTGTCTAAATAAACAACTACCATCAATTTGTGTAACATTGTGTTGTATTTTACTATTACAAATAATTTCAATTAGCATATCCTTACAGGGTCTTGACTGCATATCTACTACAACATACATAACTTTATGGTCTTCAAATTGCACTTTATTGTCTTCTGGACATTCGTATGCTATCAAATCTTCGGTTGGGTATGTAATAATGGAAATTACTACATATATAAATATCACAAATAGTACTATCATTAATGATAGTACTATTTTCTTTTCTATCATTTTCTATATCTCTACTTTTAATTGCTCCTTTCCATTCCAATCAATCTTACCTTTCCATAAATTCTCAAGAAAGCCCAGAACTGTTCGATCTGGTGACCACAATTCAACCCAGTCATCTTTGTGTCTCACACCTCTTCCTATTGTCTGTATGAACTCCCGCTTAGCAATGTCGTGATAATACCGCCAGAAATTTTCATCGCCTAATTTCAGTCGCATCGCCTTTAGGATCGGTTCCTGCATGTTTGGAAATGGAAATTTAAGCATTACAATACTTCTACACTGATCATCCTTCAAGTCCACGCCTCGTTTCATTACTGTTGAAAATGTAATATTTCCATCTTTTGTTCTCAATGTTCCTTGCCCTCCCAACTTTTCACGAATAGCTTCAGGTAGGTACTTAAAAGCGTGAACTGGTATCATACATGGTTTTGTGGACTGCTTAATTGCATTAATTAGGTTTCTCCAATAAAGATTCTTAAACTCCTTATGCTTCCAATTTTTATAAGTAACTCTACGTTCAGTTTCTAATCGCTTCGGATATACCGTACCAGGAAACTTTGGCTCACCTTCGATAAAGCAGAAATTATCAAAGCCAAAAATATCTTCAAGAATTTTCTCTGATTGGAACGTAGCAGACATAAACAACATCTTCTTAGCACTCAAACCTAACAGTCTCTTAACAACTATCTTTGGCTCTGGTATGAAATATTCAATTTGTCTATCCTTGATTGATACATAACACACGTCCAAAAACTCAAGTATATCTGAATATTTACCGCTGTTTTCATCGCTTATATCAACTAAAAACTCTACAAATTGCTCCAGAAACTCCTTTTCGTCTTCTCTAATATCACCTTCATAATTTATTTTTGTGACTTCATTGAACAGATTCTTGATTACTGTAAAAGTTTCTATCTCTTCTTGTCCAATTGTCTTATCTTTAATCAGCTTCTCTGCTATGCCATCAAGCAGCCTGTAACTGATAGACTTCTTTAGAGAAAGACTATCCAAAAAGGCATCACCTTCGTCAATTATTTCAACTGGCTTTACAGACTTTCTTTTAAGTGATAGAGTCTCAAGCATCCAAATTGCTGAATTCATCAAGACGACATCTGATGTCCCGTACTCTTGATATTGTTGATAGTAAGGACATACCTGTTCTTGTCGTCTTAGGACAGAAAAATCATTGCCCACTGCTTGATACCTTATAGATTCAAACTCACATTCCAACTCATTATCGTACAATGCTTCCAATTCTGTTCTTATAATTGGACTGAAAAAAGGACAGTCAGACGCTATTTCTAATCTTGAAACTGGTTTTCCTTTTCTCTTTGGTAACGTTCTTATGCAAGGCAGTGACTTATGATTACACTTGAGATATGGATCATACAAACAACTAAAGTTATTTCTACCTTTAACAAGGCTTATTTTCATCCAGTCTTTGTTATTTTTTAGGATTTTATACTTGCTTTCACAGTAATCTTGAACATACTGCCGCTGAAGAAATTTTGTAGGAACAACAATCAAAGCTCCTCCGCAACTATTTGCTACATTCAAAGCGACCCCACTCTTCCCGCTTCCTACATTACCTTTCAAAAAAACAACATCGTAAGACCCAAAAGCTTCTATTATCTCTGTAACTGTTGTATCCTGTCCTGTACCTGTTGAATATTGTAATGGACTAACTAACTCATTGTTTTGATATAGACTCCACATTTTTTCTATTATTCCATTCTATTACTTCTGCTCTCGTTACTTTTATTAAAACCCATTCTAATGTACCTGCTATCGTCCTACAAATCTTAGTATTTTCCTTTGCCATTTCTGAATCTACTTTTTCAGCTTTTTCAATCTCCCCTAACATTTCAAAATATCGCATCAAAATATTGTTCCTATTTCTATTTCTAACTCTTTCCTGTCTTTTCTTCTTTGTTCTATAATATCGCTTTTCAAATGTTTCGCTGCAACTGTCGCATATCATATTCCCTTGGAATATATTATTTCGGTTTAATCCTAACTTCTTAGTACATATCCCACATTCCATTTCAACAATTTCACTCATTTCTTTCACATCCTTTTAAAGTTTATATATGATGTTTTTAGTTTATTATAGTTGTCGTTTTTTCCTTAAAGAACTGCCTTAGATGCGTTGCTTTTCGCGCAATGATTGTAAACTGATAGGTATGTAAAACATCCTATATAAACTTTTCAAAAATTAGATATGTATATTAAAATCTATAAAATCCAACATTTTTCTTCACTTCTATATACTCTCTCTGAGATATATACTAATACTAAAAACAAACCAAGTAACGTACAAAGAGTTATTGCATTTATACTATTTATAATATATACTAAAAAGATAGTATATATTAACAATACAAAAGTACATATCTCCAGTTTTTTCATTTCTTCTTGGTTCCTTTTTATTTCAGTTTAGTCCCACCGTTTGTATTGGCCTTCCTTGACTCTAACTACTGCATAATACCACCCATCTATTGTAACATGTCCTTTTTTCACGTAAACTTTTCCATACTGAGTGTTGACCAAACACTACTCCAATTAAAATAGCAAATATTACAATATCCACAGCAATTACTATAATTAATATCTGTTCTATTATTGTTCTACCTTTTTTGTCCTATTACTTGATATATTCTACAATGCTAACAATATAGATATTTTTGTGCCGTTTTTCCCACTAATACACGCGATAACACCCTCTGTATTCATCATATCCTGTATAACCATATATCCTACAATACTGGCACATAAAAACGACATTCCTTTTTATTTCGTCAAAATCGTCAATATGCAAACTACGATTGTTATATCTTAGCCCATAATGATTCATCCAAGAACACAAAAGAGCGTAGTTTATAGCTTCGTAATCTCGATAGTTTTGATTAGCATTTCGCGTTTTAAGTACTTCCTTATACATATTTGATGTATTATCTATCATTCCTTGCCATTTCCAAAGCGTCACGTTTAATGCAACAACATCATAATATATTATTTCATTATCTGTTTTTTTATAACAACTATATCTATTACTATAATTTCCATACATCGCTTCACAGTAATTTTTGATGTCTGCAATTGGTGGCTTACAATGCCAACCTTCAAATCTGTTTGCATACCAATTACGAAGGGGAGTCGGATAAATAGAAAACTCGCCTATCTGTAAATATTTAGAACCATTTACCTTTATCAAGCGTTTTGCTGGGACTTGAGCACCATTTCCATCATCAAAGCGTACATTAGTAGGTAAATGATCTGGCCAGTCAAAAGCAGTAACGACATATCCATATTTCATCTCATTTGGTTCAAAAACGCGATCACCCACTGATATATATGGTTTTTGAACCAATATGCCATAACACATAAGTGAAATCATAATTGCAAATAACCCACCTAATAGCAGTATTCCCATTAGTAAAAACCCCTTTTTATCGACCATTATCTTTCGCCTCGTTCTATCATTGTTTACTCTTTCCTCCTCTTAGTTTCTTTATCCATATATTCAACAAACTTATCATTGATTATATCCCTTATGAGTTCGTCTGCGTCTTCATCTACTAATCCCATCAGTATCTTTTGTGCTTCTGAGTTCAATTGCTGACTTTCATACATAGCATCTTTGCGTTCTACTGCTACCTCTCCTATCTTTTTTATTCTTTCTAATTGAGCCTTATTCAATACTTCTTCCATTTTCATTTTTTATCGTTTCCCATTCTATCAGTTGTATAACATTGAGAAGAACAATAACCAAACGGAATTCCTATCCCATATTTACGGATAACTTCACTCAATGTATAATCATTGCCGCATACCATACATACATAAATCTTTTCGGTGAAATCACTCATCTTCTATCTTCTCCTCTATAATGTACATCTTCCTCCGTGTTCTCTTCAGCGTCTCTAATAATCTGAGCGAGTTCTGGTTTTAACAGTTCAATGACATCCTGCGCCTCTGTTCTTGATAAGAAATGCTCACTAATCATATATAGTTCTCTTTGACGTGCATTCTTTAGTTTGTAATACCTTTCATCTGTACTTACTTCTTTTGCAATTTCAAGTTTTGACTTGAAACTCTCTTGTTCTTGTTGCAATTCTTCTTTTATGTCCTGATAGAAGACATAGAAAAAAGTCTTACCATAAATTCCTTTGTCCTTTTGCTTGAACATTAAGGTTTCGGCGTGTTTCCAGAGAACTCTTATGTTTGGATTTGTCAATAGTCTTGCTAAATCGTATAAACTATAGTCTTCACTACCTCCTTCAAAAAACTTTTTGTATGGCATTTTTCTTTTTCACCTATAATTCCTGCGGACTAACGGGAACTAATTTAACTTTCTTTGCTTCCTCTAAGTCCGTTTTGTATATGTGTAAACTATCACTGAAATCTATTACTCTTACTATTTGACAATTGTTTGGCTTAATTACTTCCCTATTAAGCATGTCTATTAAACAAATAACATTACTCTGCCATGCGGCATAAAGATCCCTACTACGCCATGTTAGGTGAACATCTACTTTATTTTCTGGAATGTACCTTATCTGTATACGTTGCAAACATGGAGGAGATGACGTTTCATTATCAGGTCCAACTTGCCATGTTATTGCCTGATCTCTATTAGATGTTACAGTGAGTTCCTTTTTATCCAACAATTCTTCTCTGAGTGACAACATTTGATCTACTACAGTATTGCTTTTTTTATATCCGGAATATAATGTTAAGCGTTCAAAGTACAGATATGCAAATCTCTCATTAAGTGGCATTTCAAGGTATCTTTCCACATAGCTTCTTGTGAATTCTTTACAATACTCATCAAGGTGCTTTCTTTTAGTTGGAAACAGTGGATGTAATTCTCTATTCTCTATTTGCTTAATTGCACTCCCCATCAAACTTATTAACATGCAGCTATCTTTTATTGGTTTTCTCTGTTCTGCCCCCCCTATTACTAAACCTGCTCCTTCTTGTATCACTGCTTGTACTGCTCTTGCATACGCATTATGAAAGTTCTTTTCTTCTATTAGTTTTGTAAGTAATTTCATAGTTTTATACTCCTATCTATCCAAACACCTTTCTCGAAATCCTTAAACCTATCACCGATTTTGTCCCACCCTAATGCAACTAACTTTGAAACGTCCCATCCTTCTGTCATAGCAAGTGTTATACAATGGCACATTGTCTCTGCTAAATTTACTTTAAACTCTTCTCTTTGAACGTTTGAATCGAGTTTGTGGTATTTTAGTAGATGCTCATTCATACTGCCAACTTTGTAATTAACTATCATTAATCGCTCAATTACTGTTGAATCAGGCTCTTGTATACTTTTAAGAACAATCCTATTAGCCATCAATGTTGGAACTGATATACTTATTTTTTTCATTTTTCTTAATATTTTTCACCTCAAAATGTGCAAACAACGTGGTACATCGTTAGAATATATCTTCAACTTATCTTCCTTCGCTAACATTATATTCAATACAAACTTATCTTTACGTTGTTCGATAGTTATTGTTCCTTCTCGTCCTCGTAGATAATCTTCTATTTCGTTTTTGACTTTCTTTAGGAAAGCCCAATCGTCTTTTTCAGTCATTTTTGTATTCCTTCTTTTAAGTGTTTTAACAACCTCTCTTTACCAATTATACGACCTCGTTGACGATTGAACTGGTCTCGTGCATCACAGATAGCAACACCATAAATATGACTCAACTTCAATCCTTGAATAAACCGAGTAGCTGGACAACACTTCTGCATCCAAAGGTATTCACGTTTAAATACATTGTCTATTGCTCCTCTTATATTGCTCCACGCTCCCTTATTACCTCCAAGTGGTATCTTATCGTCAACAATTGTAACTGCATTAAACGGTGAAACATTGCTTGTAAAGTGATACACATGTGGTTTTACTCCCATTTTCTCAAATTCAATATCCAACTGCTTTTCGACTTTCGACTTCATTTTTTTTCACACCCCTTAACATCAACTATTTATTCTCTCTTTCACCTCTTTACTTATATCTCCTACATCTCCCATGTTTTTAATGTTTTCCAACAACGCTTCTACTTTTCCATCCAACTTACCTTTTATTGCAACTGGATTTATTGACTCACTCTCAATCTCTTCATCTTGTCCTGATTGCATTTCTTCATCCATTGATAGTATCGTCTCCTGTTGAATTAATTCAGTCTTAACCCTGTCCAGTACGGATATTGCATCACCTATCGGAAGGGCATCAAGTGCATCCAAAACTATGTCTCTTACACTATTTACTAAAGTCCAATAGTTTGTATATTCGGTTATTACTGCTTCTTTTTCTTCTTTGTTCATTTTACTTATATTCTATCATCGGCGCTAACATAAACACAGTCTGATAATTCTCTGTTTTGTTATCTAATACAAGTGGTTTTTGTTTTGCAAGTCTTATACTAACCTCTTTGTCTATACACGAATTAAATAATGTTTTAAGAAAAGCAGTATTAAACCTACTTTCAAGGTTCGGTGAATCTACATGTTCCTTTACTTCACTACGAAATGAGTATCCATCTGTGGTTTCTTGCATAATAGAAAATTTACCATCTTTAACCTCAAAAATTGTATCTGTTTCGTCTAAAGTTCCTAATTCTTTAGTGAGTACCGGAATTGTCTCGTTTAGTTGGATTTCAATATCAACAGCTATATCTCCATTTTCTTCTATTTTTACCGTTGTTGGTTTCTTTGGTCTATTCACTGTCAACAAAGGTATTTTTAGTTTCTCCGTTTCTGTTACCAAAGTAAGTGATGACTCTTTTGTTTCTATATCTACCTCTTCGCCGTGAAGATTCTTTATCAATTTCAAAATTTTTCTTGCATCTATTGTTATCTCTTCGTCTTTCACTATGTTGTACTCCACAAAACTATCTTTTCCAAATCTGCAAACTGATATAACTGAGTGCGATATATCTATATTCGTTGTTTCCAAGTGATCGGATTCAAAGGTTAACACTGGTGTTTCTATTTCACCATTCAACGATACAGCTTTCACTAATCCCTTAAACAATTCTGTCTCTATTGTTCCTTTCATTTCATTTCCCTACTCCGTAACTCATCTATTTCTGTCCACAAATAATCTATTTCTGTGTCAATCTTCTTAAGGACAACTAAAACGCCTTCCTTTAGCTGTCCCAGACTCTCTGCGTTCTCTACTTCTACAATACCTTTCTTTATTTTTCTCATTTTTTTTTCCAAACCTTATCTACTTTTGACATTTTCAACAATTTTATAACGTCTTCACAATTCACTTCAAGACCTTCTTCATAGCCAATCAAGCGTCCCTCGTTATACCCTTCTTCATAACTTTTACTATATCCTTGATTACATTGACCTCCGTATTGCTTTTTCTTTTTAGTTGGAAAAGCCGTAGTTTTCCCCAATCCCAACTCTCTTGTTACTTCTTTCTTACCATATATCGCGCCTAAGTGCATTATCAACCTTTTCAAATCAATATATTTAGGCGCGTATTCAAACTTTCCATCAATATTAACAACTACAAGTCTGTCACCATTCTTTAATCGCTTGGTCTTTACAGTATTTCTCATCTTTCATCCTATATAAACTTTTCAAAAGTTGCCTGTTTATTATTGCCAGTCAAATCAATTCCAACTGCATCCAAAATAGATGTTACCTTGTCCAGAATACACACACGTTTCATCCTTTCATAATCTACTATTACGTTGTAATTAGCTAAATCTGTATCTTCATTGAAACATATCACGTTAGTTGGTGGATAACCTTCAACGCCTCTGACCCACAAAAACTGGACTTTATCTCCATGTGAAAAATTAGTGTTGAGATTTGTGTTTGAATAAATTGATCCCCTCACGTGCGGTGTATTTGCTTTGTACTCATTAAATGGTTTTGAAATCCCCCTACTAATCCCTATCTCGCTCAGAGGTCTTTTTGGAAACTCATTCAGCTTCTCATGAACAAAGTTTTGAATCGTTTTCTTATCATTATCGTAGAGAATAAGATCAAACAACTCTGTCAACAAATCTCTCGTAAAGATAGACTGATCAGTCCTTATATTCTCAAAGCCTTTAGTCTCAATATAGTCACATTCGCCGTTATTATAGCTTATTCTCATTGCATAGCGTTTCTTAACACCTGTGAGAAGAAGAGTTCGGATATATTTTTCAAATTCTAACGTCAAATTCATCTTTACTCCATACTCTTTACGGAAATAACTGTGAACTTCAGTTTCTAAGGTAGAACAAAGCTCTTCTGTCTTATCAAATTCTGTTTGAGCAAAGATACTATCTGTATCCGCTAATATTACTTTGTAATTGTATTTATCACCTAACGATATTAAGTGCTGTATTCCTTCCCGTCCATACTTAGTTGTTTTTTCTGCTATTTCGCGTTTGTATAACCTAAAACCAACATAAGCAGTCCCCCCATAAACAGTATTAATGACACGCTTCGTTGCTTCCTTGCGGATTTTAAGAGCCTTATACTCAGGTGTTTCCGGTAATACTTTTTGCATTTCGTCACTGATTTTCTCTTTTTCTGTTAACAACTGCCTGAGTAAAAATGGAATAATTCCTTCTTTTGAATCTCCTTCTTTAATCTCAGGTGACAAATTGAAGGATATAATAAGATAAGGATAGTATGATTTAAAGTCAAAAACAGCCGTATCCTGATATAATCCCGCTTTCTCAACCATAACGTAAGCACCTTCGTACTTTTCGCGTTCTTCATGTTTCTCTTTCGTCGGTAAACATATCCCTCTCTCCTTAGCTACTCTAAGAAGCAACGTGTCAATCAGTACAGAGTTTATAGTAGTCTTTTGAATATCTTCTAACCCTACCAACCACTTGAAATTTAGAAAATATTCTATCAAAGAATGCTTTTTATCTATCTTTGCTACATACTCTACGTCTCTCCTATTATACTCAGCAAATCTCTTTATATCTGTTTCATAGTAGCCAGACACTTCTTTAAATGTTTCTATATTCTCTTTCTTAGCTATCTCTTCTATCTCAGCTACTCGTTTCAGTGCGTATGAAGATTGCGAAAAAATCTTTTTATAACCTTGAAGCATATCAAATAGTTCAAAGCTTCTCTCGTCTATCCATTGCAAATCCAACTTCTTAAACCTGTTCCTCAGATATTCAAAGTCAAAATCTATGACATTCCAACCTGTAATAATATCTGGTTGAATCTTCTCTATTATGGTTGAAAAAGCATAAAGAAGTTCCTGTTCGGTTTCACAATAAGATATTACCCATTCACTACTATAGTTTCTTCTACCGCTCCTAAAGTCCCCTCTCCAGATATATGTAAAATACTTATCACTCTTATTGGTCTTAAAAGAGAAACTTACAACCGGTTTTTCAGCTTTCTCAGCGGTTGGAAAGCCTTCGCTTGGAAGTATTTCAATATCCAAATACAAAACCAACGGCTCAATGTCCGCATTACATGGTTTTACGTCGTTTTGAGAGATATATTGAGGACTCTCAGGAAATTCTATTCCTTTGTAAATACCCAAGTCAATTAAACTTCTACGAACAAAAGGAATATCCGCTTCCCAACTTCGTTTGTAATGTTCTCTCTCAGTCCTCACCTGAGAAGGATCCTTGGTATGAACTTTAGTTAGAGATTCTCCGTAGATTCCTTTATATTCTCCAAAATCATTAGAAACATAAAAATAAGGAGAAAAATCACTGATAGTCAATTTTTGTTTTTCATTGGTTTCTGTTCGCAGCCAAATATCTATCATACTCCCTCTTCTGTGTCCAGAAATTATAATTCCTTTCATACTTATTACTCCTCCGTAATCTCTCTAACAGTATTCACATAAATTTTGACTGCATAACAACGATTAATAATTCTCTTTCTAAGTTCCTTTTTCGCATCTTCTGCATCCACAGTGCTACCGTAAGGCACATCGAACTCTAATACACATCGAAATTTTTGCAACATCTTATTTTAAATCCTCCTCATATTCCTCTTTAATCTCAATAGGAATAACAAACGCTCCTTTCTCACCAATTTTTCTATGTTCTTTTATATCTGTTTCTGCATCTGAACGTTTCAGATAGAAATTCACATAATCAAGACACGTCACACCGCTACATTCAAGTTTCAATCCTACTGCATATATTCTTAACATTTATTTCACCTCCTGCTCATACTTCAAATATTTTGTCATCTCGTTATAAGCATCTTCTACTTTCTCGCCTGGAATAAGCTCCCTATCCTCCTCATAATTGTCTGTTTTCATAAATTGCCTTGCAGCTTTTCTATTTTCAATTCGACCCCGTCTAAACGATTCATCTACCATTTTATCATACTGTAACCGATATTTCTCCTCTTTCTCCTCTTCTGTGAGATATTTGACCGGTGTATGTAGTAATTTAGCTTTTTCCTTGTCAAACTGTATATTCTTAATCTCTCGAACCTTATCAAAAAAGTCTTGTTTTCTTACGCCCACGCCAAACTCTTTAAGAGTGTTGTAGATCACGTTGGGTGGAAAAGAATCAATAAAACAAAGTATTATTTGAGTGTGTAAAATATTCATTTTTGTTTCCCCCTTTGCAGTGAATCTTTTCTTCTTCCTTTTCTCGTATTGTTAACGGTCTTTCTCAGCCTAAAACCACTAAGAACAACCCGAATCCATGTTACGGTGCAATACATGAAACTCACTATAATAACACTTATCTTATCTTTCTTAATATCATTCCATGTACTTGAAAAAGTGTATATTGACATTATAAAGCCTATTAGAAGATATAGACACACAAAATAAAGTATTATACTCATTTTATTCACCACCAGTAATAACTATCGCTATCACAACCAAACGCTTCTTTCAACTTAGAATTACTATAAGGTTTTAATCTCTTCTCAAAGACTTTTTTTATCTGATATTGTGTCATTCGTTCGTCAAAATTCTCCCAATCTAATCCCCTAATAACGTCAAGAATCTGTTTCGGTGTAAATGTAGCGAACATCATTTCCGAAACAAAATCCAATCTCGCCGTGCTACATGGATTAGATTTTTGAATTTCTTTAATAATACAAGGACGAATCAGCTCTTCCAAAATTTCCATATTAGGAACTGAACTGACCTTAATTTCATCTTTAAACTCTTCTCTGTTATTTCTTTGAGGAGATTTAAAATCACCTGCTAACTCTTGAATTGTTTTGAATTCACCTGGAAAGATGTTTATTGTGTGTTGAGTCTTGCTATAATCCAGAATCTCTTGAAGAGACATTTTTCTGAACTCGAAAGGTAGTGGAGTGCAATATCTACCATCGTTCAAGGTGTTTGGAACTCGAATCATTGCACTCACGTTGCCTATTAGATGTGTATCAATTGTATCTAAACCTTTAATTAAACTTCTCTCTAAGTTAGCGAGACAGTATCCAGCTACATCTCGCGGTAGCTTAGTTGGTTTCAACAAACCCCAAACATGAAATCCTTTTCTTCCGCTAAATACAACAAGATACGGTATATCTTGCTTGTGTAATCTATCAATCAGAATCTCTACATCTCTAAGTCCTGCGATCAAATCTTTGGAATCGAAATCGAAAACAATTTTATCCACTACTACTTTCTCGTCGGTGTCATAAACTGACGTGTACGTTCCCACTGATAAACCGCTCATTAAGGATAGATAACGTTGAAAGTCCCTCGCACAAGTTATTTGTTTACGATAAAAACTACCTTTTTTAAATCTATTCGGAATTGATATATCGCGCGGATACACGGAAAATAAAAACCCAACGCCATTTATATTCATTCATTCGCCTCTAATCCTGCTCTACGATAAGCATTACAGTGAAATGAATTGTCCTTATCGAACTGATAAAACACAACATCTACAACTTTCATACCGATTGGAAAAATAGCAGTTAATACTCCATCTCGCATCATATTGATAATAGTGGGAACAAAAATATCGTATGACAAACAACTATATGTCCTCAAGATGACAATCGCTCCTGACTCATACCCTGCTGGAGCAAGAATCCACATACCACTATCTTTGAGATTGTAAAATCCTGTAGATATACACATTAACTTATGTCTTACTTCTTCTGGCAAGCTGTACCACTGAAACCTCTTTTCACTCATTTTCTTCTTTCCATTCAATCTTATTCGGAGTCCAATTCTTAAAGTATCTCTCTACAATAATCTTTCCCTTTTCAGAACAATTTTCAACAAAAGTATTGATACCTACTCCAGGAAGATAGACTTTTGCAGTCTTAACAATACCTTCTCCTTGAAGTTTATTTGTCAATGCTTTTGCAGTTCTCAGTTGAAGAAATCCTAATTTTGCTTTGTATAACATTATTCCGTTCATATTTATTGGGTACGGGAGGGTTTGCACCTCCTCAAAGCGTCCTCTGTTGGTTTCAATAAGACTACCAGTATTTCTTCTTATCTACACCAAGCAACGATAACTTGGTTTTTCGTACCCATTATTTCTTATATATTAAAATAAGAGAAGGAGAAAAATGTCTCCTTCTCTTCCATGCCAAACCAAGCCTTACCCCGCCCCGCTTTGCCGTTCCAAGCCAAGCCGAACATCGCCTTACCGAGCCGTGCAGCGCCACGCTCCGCCTTGCTCACCTAATAACAGGTAAGAGTAAACTATCTAAACTATTTATCTCTTCTTCCTTGATTCTCACCACCTTCCAACCTTCTTTCTTTAGTTGATAATCCTTGAACCTATCTCGTTTTATTGCTTCCTTACTACTATGCCAAACATTTCCATCTACCTCTATTGCTACTTTCTTATTCGGTATAACAAAATCTATTACGAAACCTGTTCTGGTTGGAAATTGGAATATATAATCTATTCTATTTTTATCAAGATATTCTTTTACTACTACTTCCAGATTTGTTATATGTATATCTTCCCTACTCACTTTTAACCTTCTCGAACTTTATCACTTCAAAAAGACCAAATAAAGGTCTGAAATCCAGTAGCCCGTTAAATTTTCCGGCATCAACTAAGATCTGCTTCAAATTTGTCGCTGTGATAATAGGATCGAGTATTTCTATCTGAAACTCTAAATTCCATTCATCAAATCTTGGTCTTATTTTTGGAACTCGTCCTCGGTTTATCACAACAGTTCGTATATCTACATTCCACCCGTTGCTTGAAATAATAGAGATTTGCTCTGGTTCAATACGCAATCCCGCAAAAATAAAGTTCTTAAATGTCTTTTTACCTCTACCTGGAACTTTAAAGTTTACTGCTGAATCTCTTAAACAAGTTAAAATATTTAGAGCAGGAACAATTGGCTTGTTATCCTTATCTTTATATAAAACTTTTTCTGCTTCTTCTTTATGAGTTATGTCTTCTCTTGATCGCTTTGTTGTTTGATTCTCCAATATATTTGCCGGAGAATTCATCAATAAAGGTCTCGTTCCTCTTATTTCTACCTTAAACTTCTCACTCATCTTCCTCTCCTAATATCCTAACTTCTTTCATTCCGATCATTCCTTCCTTCTTCCCTCTCAAACTCAGTGTTCCTGCTGTTTCTCCATTTTCGTCTTCTAAAGCGATGTACGTTTTCTTTGCCTTTTCTGATATAGTCACTCTTCTTATTTTATACAATACTTCTTTACTATTCATGCTTACCACTATGCAACAATAGAAGTTAGTAGTATATAAAGCTTTAATCTACTGTCTCTTCTCCTGATACTTCACCACTTCCCAATATATCACTTATTGCTCTGTTTATTGCAACTGTCTCAGCTTTCATTACAATATTTTCTTCTGCTGGTTCTATCTTATTACCCTTCGTGAAGAATTTGTCACGTGACGACGCCAGTCCTTCAGAAACAACTGAAGCCCCTGCCGGATGCCATACCTTTACACGTACTTTATACATATAGCCTCCTGATCGCATATCCATCCTTTCAATATCTTCAATATTCCAACTCAGACCAAAGAATCTTGCAAGCTTTCTCCAACCACTTCTTTTTATATGTGGACTTCCCTCTCCCTCAATTGCCGGTCTTCCATCACTTCCTATCCACAGTACATCCTTAGCACTAAGAATTTCTTTCTTTGCCTGCTCAAATTCCTTGAAAATCCTAACTGATTCTTGAACCGAACAAACAGGTGCTACTAATCCGGTTTGCGGTGTTATTGGCTGTATAGCTTCCCGTGGCTGTTGTAGCTGTTCTGGTGTATTTGTAGAAACCATTTCGGACAGTACAACTTCCTTTTGTCCTGTACTTGGCTCTTCCTCTACTTTCAAATCTCTACTTTCCCCTCCCTGACTTTCTGGCTCCAATTCAAGTTCAAGTTCTGGCTCTTTTACAGTCCCGGCTTGCTCTGTACTCTCTCCTTTTGCTTCTTCAAGCAAACCATCTAATTCGTCTTCATCTATTATTTTTTCTTCACTCATTTTTTATTTCTCCTTCTTCCCGCCTTGAGGTATCTCACAGACAAAACCAACTGGATAAGCAAGTACTGCGTTCATAATGGGTTTTTTATCTTGTCGCCCAATATCAATCGTTCCTAAAAAAGCTAACTCAGAATCTTCATCCCACTTATAAAATCTGCTTGGAACCCAAACTGTCAAGGTTTGCGGTAAAATAATAGTTTCACCTGCTACCTTAACCGATTTCTCTTCATATTCAAGTGATTCGTCCTTAATTGCATATCCCTTCTTAAACCCTCTTTGCACCATTCCCTCGACCAGGTACATATCAGTCCTGTCAATGTACCCTGTATCTTCTCTCCTCGATCTATGTGTAACTACATCTGAAAGCTTGTCCAGTTTTGGTAACTTACATATCTTGGTTATGACATCTTCTTCTGACATATTTTTAAGTTTCTGCGGGTTATCAAATTTTGTATCGTCTCCAACCTCAATAAAGAAACCCTTATCGTAGAGTTTTACGTTTGAATACACTCTTATCATCTGTATTTCCTGAACTCTCGTTGCCTGTTCTCCGTTAAAAACTACTTCTTTCACTTCAAAAGGTTCGTCAGTGACTCTAACAGCAGCAAACATAGTTGAACGCATATTCTCCACAATGTCCTTTGCACCTTTTTTCAGTCGTGGTTCGGTTGTTCCAATAGGTATCACCATTGAGTATGTCGTTACAGGCTCCTTGAACATAAAATCCTTGAACAATATCTTCCCTGCAACTTTCGCTCTTTCGATGTCCGGCACATCCCATCCTTGTATTTTATCCGACACCAATACTCTCTCGTATTCAACTATCACTTTTTCAAGTGGTATTGAGCGCTTCTCACTAATCCGCTTTATACTTTCCGAAACTTCTTTTGGTATATCTTCTTCTTTCATTCTTCCTCTTCCTCCTTAGTTGGTACTTTTAGTACGGTTTTTATCTTGAGTACTTTGCATACAAAAGCACTATCAAATACATATTCCAATCCATCCACAAAACTTTCAAGACCATTCTTAGCTATCCAACTACTAAGTCCACTTAACGCTTCTATTTCTGTCTCATAACTACTTATCCACTCATTATCTACGTACAATCGAAATGGTCTTTTGACAGTTGTTTCTCGCACTTCATATATATCTTCTTCTTTCATTCTTTTTTATTCCTTAATTTGTTGCCAACTCTTAAATCCTTCTCGAATTGATCATCAATAATATTACATCTTGTCCATGTACTAATGAGTTTCCCGACTTGCGAAGGAGGAAATCCCCATCCCGATTCTATCCGGTCATACATTATATTATTTATTTCCAATACTTTTTCTATTGCACCGCGCATAGGTGCATCAAACCCCTTTGGAATACTTCTCTCTGGTTTATTGTCTTCTCTAATCTCCACAATACATACCCAACATTCTTTCATTTCTCCATCCTTTTTTTACTATAAAAAAACTCCTTTATTTCCATCTCTGGTCTTAATCCTTCCAAAACCATATCTCTACCACATACATCCCTACACTGCAATGCTTTTATCCACTCGTATAATGAAAATCCATATAGTTCGGTGGATGAATCCAACAAAAACACTACATCTACCACATCCAATTTCTCATAATGTCCACTCCTAATCATCTCAGTAAGCCTGTCTCGCTTGCTTTCTGAGGTAGAAATATATCCCTGTGAACCCTGTCCAACAGCAACAGCCTGCCTAAAATCACTTGCTCCAGACTCAGATAGCTTAGCTAAATCTGACCCTTCCAACTTACTCAAGTCAGATAGTTTTGGTTTGTAGAATCGAATTGACTTGCAAACCTTGTTTACACCTGAAAGTTTACCGTAATAATTTGTGGTAAGAATAATAGGTTTTTGTGTTTTTTCTATAACACCTTTAAGATCGTTTATTCGAGATTCCAAGGTATCGCACTCGTCTAATAGTATAAGCGTAGGTTCAAAAGAACTCTGTAACGAGAGTTTCTTCAATTTCTGCATAAACTCCTTGTTTCTCAAATCAGAAGCGTTAAACTCTACTACACCATAATTGTGCTGCTCTGCTATCTGATATGCCAAAGTAGTTTTACCTGTGCCTACATGACCGTGAAGAATCAATGCTTTCTTTTTTTGACGTTTCCACGTTTTGAGCCAACTATTTGCTTCTTTGGTTTGCTTGTCTATTGATATTAGGTTCATTTTGTTTAGTTTTGCTTGTTAGAATTATATATGTAAAAACATCAGCAAGCCATAAAATCATCATTCCTGTAAAAACTCCAAGACCAAAAAGAAACCTTGCAAAGACAATATCAGCAAAAAGAACCCCTATACCCTCGATTATACTTAAACACCCTATAATTACTACTATTGACATAATTACTGAGCGTCTCTTTTCCATTTATATCACCCACTATTCTCAATCACTATTCTGACAGTTCCACCACACCTTTTGATTCTTACCTGTTACTTCAACAGCACCCCAATTCTCAGGAGTATTAACAGAGCCAAATCTCTTTTTTATATATTCGTCAATTTCCTTCTTTGTACAAGTCGGATGTGATAATATTACTATGCCTATGGACCGTTCTTCTCTTACTATACTTATTCTCTTTTGTCCTTTAAAGTTTTTGTAACAATCGTAGCATTGTTTCATCCATTCTTCACCTTCAAACTCATGGTTACAAGTTTCACATATTATTTTCATTTTTCATCTTCCTCTTTTTGTTCTTTGAGTATTTGCCTTATTTCTTTCAAAGAATAGTAATCCGTTGTCGCTGTTCCTTTTTCGTCTAACACCATTACTATCAAAACTTGATCTTTATGTGTTTTAATTCGTGGATATTTCTTCATTTTATATCTCCCACAAGCATTAAAGCGTCTTCTTTTCCTATTCTTTTTTCACAGCAATACGAATCCAAAACTTTCTGTGCCCAAAGAGTATCACCTTTATTAGCAGAGTTTTCTGGTTCTACATAAATGACGGTATCATCGTGATAGTTCTTTAATATCCTTTTTAGTTCTCTAACAGTCATTTGAGAACGTTTACATTCCATGTATCTAAATGGTTTTCTTTTCATCTTGATAAAATTTCCATATTCAGTTCTTCAAATATATGTAAAACTTTCCTTGCCCATACTCTGTCTCGTTCCTTTATTTTTTCATTCAAGTCCTCGTATGAAACCCAAAAACTATTCCAACGCTGTAACCGCTCAGTTGTCTTTAATACTAAAAAATCCTTAACAAGAGGAATTGAAGCAGCATCTCTAAGTTCTACCAACTCAGGCGCAATACTTTTACCCCATTCTACCCACTGTTCATGCTCTAATTTAGCAAGTCTCTCAATTAATTCTTCTTTCTGCTCTGATGTTAGATTTCTTATCATTCTTTATACACTTCCATATACATTATCGTGATATTATGAATTTCATCAATTATATATTGTCCGTATTTGAAATCATAAACTCCTCCTTCTCGTCGGATTTTCTCGATTTTTTCTTTTTCGTT